TTATGCGCCACAGTATCAACAATATCAACAGGCGTATAACCCTATGCAGAACATTCAGAGATTCCAGCAACAGCAACAGCCGGAGCAGATTCAACAGGGAATATTCGGTAAAGTCGTGCAGTCACAAGATTCTATCGTTGCCAATGATGTTCCGATGAATGGAAGCGTTGCATTTTTCCCAAAGAGTGACTTGTCGGAGATTTACGCGAAGCAATGGAGCGCAGATGGAACAATCTCTACAATGGTTTTTAAACCGATTCAAAATGATAACCATAACAAGTTATCACAAGATACAGAAAAATTGAAAATAGGGCTATCAGACGAAGCCAAAGAGATATTTAACAAGCACTTCGATACCCTGTTTTCCAAAATGGAAGAATTGGAAAAGAAAATTGACGAGAAATCTTTGACTAAGACTAATGCAAGAACAAAAGTTAGTCAAGATTAGTTCAATTTTAGTCTAAAAATAGGATGGTGGTTTTATGAATTTTTTTCAATCGTTTAGAAGTCCACAACAGTTTTTACAAAGCATGATAGGAAATAGCCAAGTTATGAGAAACCCAATGGCTAAGAACGCTATTGGAATGGCTCAAAGCGGAGACACAAAAGGAATAGAACAGATGGCACGTAACCTATGCCGGGAAAAAGGAATAAACCCGGATGAAATGATAAATCAAATAAAAAGCAGAATGGGTATGTAACAGCATATTAGAGGTTTGCGCACAATACCTAGGTGACCTCTTTATGAATAAATTTTTGGAGGTATCTAATATGTTCAATACAGGAAATTGCGCGTCGGTTCCGCTCGTAGCGAATATCGACGGAAATGGAAACAACGGCTGGGGTGGCGATGGTGGCTGGCTCTGGATTATCGTTGTATTCGCATTGCTCTTTGGATGGGGTAATGGCGGATTTGGTGGCTGGGGAGGCAATAATGGCGGTGGCTATGTTGCAACAGCTGCTACACAGGCAGACATCCAGCGCGGATTTGATAATTCCGCAGTTATCAGCAAACTTGATGGAATCACAAACGGTCTGTGCGATGGATTCTATGCTGTAAACAACAGTATGCTTACAGGATTTAACGGAATCAACACTAATATCATGCAGACAGGCTATGGAATCCAGCAGGCAATCAACGCTGACACAATCGCAAATATGCAGAACACAAATGCATTGCAGGCACAGCTTGCAAACTGTTGCTGTGAAACTCGTGAAGCTATTCAGAACGTAAACTACAATATGGCAACCAACACTTGCGCATTGCAGAACACAATGAATAGCAACACAAGAGACATCATCGACAGTCAGCAGGCAGGAACGAGAGCGATTCTTGACTATCTGTGCCAGGATAAGATTGCAACATTACAGGCTGAGAACAGCGATCTTAGACAATCTGCTTCGCAGGATAGACAGAATGCACTTCTGACTACTGCAATGACAGCGCAGACAAGCCAAATTCTTGACGCTGTAAGACCGACACCGGTTCCAGCTTATCCAGCCGCTTCACCTTATGGGCTTGGTAACTGGTCTCCGCAGGTGTTGGCAAATGGCTATAACACAGGTTGTTGCTGCAATACAGGTTGTGGATGCTAATCACAACAGAATAATTGAGTATCTTAATTGAGTTTAACTCGATTATGTCTGCTATGCAGTATTACTTATAAACCAAGGGCAGACTATAATGTTTGCCCTTTATTTTATGGATAGGAAGGTGTAACAATATGGATGAAATCAAAGAGAAATTTATCGAAGCGATCAAGAAGATTGATTTTGAAAAGCTTAGTGTAAATGAGCTTAAAACTGTTTCTGAAATCACAGAAACGATGGATAAGCTTTCAAAAAAAGACTATATGGAAACCTTGGTTGAAACCCTTAAATCAGGTAAGGGTGATTCTGAAACCAACGTTCCAAAATCAATAAGCGAATTGAAGTAAGGAGGAATATTATTATGGCAGAATTTACAGGAATTGCATTACAAACTGTTGCAGCCGGAGAAGATGTCGCTTTGACAGAAACACCTGTATGTGGTAGCAAGTGCATTGTTCACAGACAGGGAAGTGGTATTGTCAAGTTGAGAGGAATCACAAATCAATGCAGAGCAAGATTCCTTGCATCGTATTCCGGAAACATTCAGATTCCGACAGGCGGTACGGTTGGAGCTATTTCACTTGCGCTTGCGGTAGATGGCGAGCCTTTGCAATCAACAAGAATGGTTGTAACACCGGCAGCGGTTGAAAATCTGTTCAACGTATCAGCGCAAGCATATATCGACGTACCTTGCGGATGTTGCAGTACAGTAGCGGTGCAAAATACATCTACACAGGCTATTGAGGTTCAGAACAGTAATTTGATTGTTGTTCGTGAAGCGTAGGAGGTGATCTGTATGCATGAGTTTGCAAAGAAAATTATGGAATGCGTAAAAACAAACGCTGAATCTATCGGTCTTGACAATTTCAGCGGTCAAAGCCTTGACGACTTAAAGGATTGGACGGAGATTGCAAAAAACATTGTCTGCTATGACAAAGACTACAAAATTGTGGAAGCAATGAAAAAGTCAGAAGATAATGAGGATATTATGCGTATGCTTGAACAGTACGAAGATTATCCGGAACGCAGATTCTACGATCACTATAGATATGCTGATGGCAGATTTGCACCAAAAGGACGCGGAACGTATCAGCGTGGATACAGTGAGCCGTATTACCATATGACACCGGAAATGTATCGTGATATGGATAGAGATTCGCGTGGTAGAATGTATTACACGGAAACAAACATGAACGATGGCGGAACAAGTAATTCGCGTATGAGTGAGAGCAATTACGACCGCGCAAAGCGTAATTACACGGAAACGAAGGAAATGCACCGTGCAAATACACCACAGGACAAGGAAGCAAAGATGCGTGACCTTGAAAAGTACATGAAGGAGCTTTCAGCAGACATTACCGATTTAATGTCCGGTATGTCGCAAGAAGAAATGAACATGGCAAAGTCAAAACTTACGACACTTGTAAGCAAGATGTAATTTACACAACAGGCTATGGGTGTAATGCTCATAGCCTTATTTGAGGTATATAGGAATGGTATTCACAATAAATGGGGAAAATTGGATATTGAAATTTGTTCGACCAAATAGCGAAGAATTGCGACGATCTGATGGCGTATATACGTTGGGCGTTACCGACAATAATGCCAAGACGGTTAGCATTGCAAGAGGTATGTCTGATTATATGACAAACAAAGTTTTATGCCATGAATTAGTGCATTGCTATTCGTTCTCTTATGATTGCCATATTGATATGCCTACAGAAGAGATAATTGCAGATTTTATGTCTCTGTATGGCAGAGATATTATATACCTTGCTGATGATATTTTACAAAATGTATTGGAGATAAGATATGGATAAAATAGATGAAATGCTTAAATATGTTCGCCGGACAAACCCGGAAATGACACGCGATAAGTTGATAGAAGAACTGGGGAAATGCGATTATTCTGCAAAATCTTTAATATTTGGATTTCGAAATGTGTCAGATGGGTCTACGAGAATTTAATATCCCCCTATGTTATTAGAAATTGCCACGACTAAAGAAAAATAATTTTCAGAATTTTTTCAAAAAATTTTCGATTTTCTAAATTTTACCCTGGCAGAATTTGAACGCCCCTATGTTTCCTAAATATTCCCACGACCATCAAAAAATTTTTTCACAGATTTTGTCCGGAAATTTCACGATTTCACAATTTCAATGCCTGTTTTTTAATCTCCACCGGTCGGATGATCTTGGGTGATCTATTCCGGGGCCTGTCCGGGCGCGTGCTGATCTTTTGCGCTGATCTGTTGCGGATCGCCGGCATATTGCATAAATGCCGGATATAACGCTGCGCCGGTTGGGTGTCCTGATCTTTCGCCATGCTCCGGCATATGGAATCCGGGCGCAATTATCCGGGTGCCTGTCCTGCTGATCTGTCCGGGCATGGTTGCAGAATTTCAGAGTGCACAAATTAAAGGCTATCAGATGCGAATATTCGCACTTTTGAACGCGTAGAAATCCCACAGAGCCACGCAAACCATGCAAGGCATATAAATACACTTATAGATATAATTAAGGCTATAATATGCCTACATTGTCAAATTGTCAAGGTACGAAAAGAAGCCGGGAAAATCCCGGCTTTGAATTAGCACAATTGATCGCTTATTTCTTCTTCGCTCAACTCTTCAAGCGTGTCTACATATAACGCTTTTTCGGAAGATTCAAGAAGCACCCAAGCGACAGCGCGACCATTCCGGGCGGTGTTGATACTTATAGTTCCGTCATCATACCAGCGCGCCATATCGTCGGTGTTTTTCGCAATTTCTGAATATCCTAATTCTTCAAGTGCTTTTTTGATAGCTTCCATTTCTTTCTGAGTCAAATTTTCCATTTTGTATACCTCCATTTTGTTTTATTTTTTGCGTCATCAAAATAAAGATATATGTTATTATCTGCCATAGCAGAAATTAAACATATTATACACCTTTTTATTATTATTTCAAGAACAAATGCAACCGCCCGGAATCGAACCGGGCGCAATGCTCCAAGGTTGTTAGATTAAATACAGCAAAAATCACCTTGCCATCCGGTAGCAAGTATCATTTTCCCGTCATTCCTGCGATAAACGACGCCGACACCATCCGCATACGTTGACCATACAAGCCAGCCCGGCGGCGTGATCGGTTCGCCTGTTTTGCCGTCGCGCCATGCATAGCACGGAGAAATTCCGGCTTTCTCCTGTCTTTCTGCTTCGTGGAATGCGTCCGCTTCTGTAATCAATTTGTTTTCGTTTTTTAGATGCAATACAAAAGATCTTTCCATTTTCAATACCTCCATATTTTCAAAATATCCCGGTTATCCGGGTAAAAGCAAGCCGGGGACTCGAACCCCGGAACGCTGCACCGTTTGCACTTGCCTATTATGCGATTTTTTCAACTGCTTTTCTTTTCCGTTCGTTTTCGCGCTCGGATATGCTAGAATCATCAAAAGCAATGATATATCCATCTTTTTTTAGTTCTGCGGCCATTTTGAACGGGTCAATATCTGTAAGCCTAACTATATATTCAATCACTATAAACCGAATACATCCGCCTTTATTTACCGGCTTTTTTATATACTGCTTGTAATGCTCGAAAATTCTACTTTTCTTTTGTTCTTCTGTTTCAATTCTCATAAAATCAACCATCCTTTCATTGTGCGCCCTGTCTCATCGGTGCAGGTAGGGCAGTTCCTGCAGACGGTGGAACTTCCACCGTTTCGACTAATTAGCGCCGTACAATTTGGTTGATTTTCTAAAGGTCTTAATAACTCCGCCCGGCGTCCCGTCTTTCTTTGTCCTCCAGTGTGCCGGAAAACTCGAAAAGTCGGAGCAGAGACGAACCGTTATTGTTTTTTCTGTCTCTTTGACGATTTCTACAACATCAAACAGAAAGCCGTCTGACTCTGCTAATTGTGTGCCTATTTTTATATCACTTGCTTTAATAATCATGTGAAAACCTCCTTTATGTGTGCTTGTCTCATCAGTAGCAAGGTTGCAACCCTACGCCAGACCGCCCGCGCGGGCGGTTTCGACATTATAAACATCTTGTAAACGTAACAGAGGCGGCGAAGGCGTCAAACGGTGTGAATACGTTTTTGCCCTCAAAAGAATCGTAGAAATATATTCCCTTAGTTCCGTTTTCTTCAAATACAGGATGCGGATGATTAAAATCATCTGTGCGAAATTCCTTTCCGTTTGCGTCGTGAAAATGTACAAAAACCATATCGCCATCATCAAAAATATTATTCCATTTGCTCATATTTACCACCTTTTCCCTTTCTTATGCTTCTTTTACAATAAAATCCTTTTCAGCTCTGCGCGCCTGCGCTGGTGTCATTGCTACAACTCCAATTATTGCCTTTGTCGTTTTGTCTGTGATCTTGTAATTTTTCATATTGTTTCCTTCCTTTCGTTTGGTGCTTGGTTTCTTAACTTGGTTATAGTATAACGCTATCGTTATATTATTACAAGATGGAATAATGCACAAATATATAACGATATCTTTATATTTTTATTGTGCAATATGTATAAAGCTAGCTTTATATGTTGCTTTCCTTCTATATTATATAGTAGCGTTATAATAACGATATCTTTATAAAAGCATTGACATATATATATAGTAGCGTTATAATAACGCTATCATTATATAGGAAGGTGGCGTTATTATGGCAACAAAGGCGCAAGCAAAAGCAACTGCTAAATATGAAAAAAACGCATATTTCAAGGCTCTTGTAAGATTCAAAAAAGAAGACGAAGAGCGGATCAGAGCGGCAGCAGGAGAAAGCCTGAACGGGTTTATAGTTAAATGTGTGCTTGATCACTTAGAAGATCAGCAAAAAAACACAGAAGATCAAGCGGATCAAGGTGATCCGGGAAAATGTCCGTTTATGGATTAAAAAAGTAGGAAAAACTATTGACATAATATAACGATAGCGTTATAATAAGACCAAACAAAAACGAAAGGCGCCAGATGGCGAAGGGTGGTAAGTATGAAATACGAAGAAATGACGATGGATCAGATCAACGAGATCATGAGAAGGGGCGGCGATCAGCTCCGGAAACTCAACAAAGCGGTTGCTGATTATCTGGACGGGTTGAAGTTGAGCGACAAAGCACGCGAGCAGATCAGCCAGACAGATATCAATAATATGGCGGATGTGTTCGGCGGTTGCTTCACTTCTGAAGAAGTGGAAGAAGTTGTAAAAAGTTATTGTGAAGATTAGAAGGGGGCGGTATTTATGATTAAAAGATTAGAAAAAGCGGTAAAGGATTTAGAGCAGAGAACAGGCTCAAGGCTAGCTATAAAGGACTATGACTATGTTGATGGAGGGATGCAGCAAATGACTTTCCCAGGTGCAAGGTATGCGCTGTGGTGTTATGCGCATACATATATCAACGCGGACGGGGAGAGATGCATCATGGGATGCAGTGGAGACGGCACAGTTATTGGACATTTTGGAACGCAGGCGGAAGCGTGCGACATGATAAACGGCGGAGAATTCGACAATAGGCTAACAAATTTTATGTATGAAAGAATAACCGGCGCCTATTAATAGGCGCCGGCTCCAATGTGGTTAAATTGTGCAAATAAATGTAAATGATTTATTTGACATTCCAATATGGTTATATTGGTTGATAAATTGAATAGATTTATTCAACATTCCAATATGGTTATATCGTGCTTATAATATACCCTTATATTATTTATTTGTCAATAATTAAATTATAATATATCGTATTGACAATATATATTATATAGTTCTATAATATACACGTTTTATATTAAAGGTAAAGGGCTATAGTTCCCTTTTATATTATTCTTGGTATGTTATACATGACAGGAAAGCGACTATGGAAGCCGCTTTTTTGTTTATATATAAATATATGCCTGATAGACATATAAAAGCCATATATACAAGATATAGAGCCAATAAAGGTATAAATCATTGACATATACTCAATATGGTGGTATAGTATAGCCAATTTATAAAGCTTGTATATCTGCTATGTACAGATGCGCCCGGAGTACATAAGCAGCCAAGCCAAGGCAAGAGGGCGCTATATATGAATATTCGCCGGTTAGATTTTTTTCTAGCCGGCTTTTTTATTTGCCAAAGATTAGGAAGGGAGGCGCGAACATGGAGCAGGTCGAACAGGTACAAGAAAGAGATATAGAAACCTTTGAAAATGATATAGCTATGCATTTGCGTATCTTTTGCGAAGAACAAGAGATTGAGGACATGCGCGCCGCTTCTCAGTCTGTATATAACGCATGCCTTAGATATATTCAACGTCATGTATTTAAAGATAAAGATATATTAAGAGATAAGAGCAATATATATAATATAAATAATAATATTATGAGTAATTACAATAGATATAATTATGATCTATTAAATGATATATGCGACTATTATATATATATGTCTATGTTATATGATAAAGAAGTATCTATTATGGGCTTTAGTAATCTTACTGGTATAGATAATGATACAGTGACTACATGGAATAAAGCGGATCGGCTAAGCTCCTCGAGTATGAGGATATACAAAAAACTTTGTGAAAATCGCGAAGAATCGCTTTCCAATAAGCTTGTAACGGGTAACAAGAACCCTGTGGGCGTAATAGCTGTATTAAATCGTCAATTCGGCTGGGCTTCTCCATATACGAGCGATGCCAACCGGCAACAGCAACCGCTTACAGCTGCACAGCTTCCAAGATTAGACACACAACCACAGGATATAGCACAGATAGAGCCAAAACCACAAGATATAGTTGTTGATAGTGTAAAAACAGAGTGTACTTAGTTTTTACAATCGGATTTCCTGTTTTATTTGTGCAATTTGACGATAGAAAAACGGCAGTAGATCAGCTCCAACAGATCAGCCGGCAGGGGGTGGGGGTTTGACAGGACCAGGAAAACACCCCTACTAAGCACCCCAAACATTTTTCAAAACAAAAAGCCCTATTATATATAATATAAATATATATAACCATTACACATACACATATAATAAATAATTAAATTATATAGGCGTAACACATATATAGATGTTATATATAAGGGTTTTACAGATAGCTGATATATAATTATGTGAGGTATATATGGATAACTTAGAAAAGGCGTTATATAGTCAATTATACGATTGCTTTATAATCGCAACGTAAAAGGAGTGAATAACCATGAATGAAGGGTACGGAACAGCATTTTGATTTCTAAAAATTTTTCAAAAAATAAAAAAGGGTTGATTTAATGGGAGATTAAAGATGAAATTATTTTCAAAGCGCAAAAATAAAAATTCAGAAAATGAAAATCGAGAAGTGCAAGACCGTAAAGAGCCTGAACCTCGTACAACTATTATTCACTCACAACGCATTTGCAAGGGACTTCTTTACAGCACAGAAGATTCAGAGTTAGTTGTTTGTTTTAAATATTCAGATTCTTGTGAAGAAGATAAGGCTGCGTTATTTAAGACCAAAAACGGAAGATGGTTTCGTTGCTTACAAAAAACAAAGAAATATGTGAGCTTCAACCTTGATATATGCAAATACATTGTTGAGGAAAAAAAGATCAGTTATTCAAATATTATTCCAATCAACGAAGATTATGCAAAAAGAACAGTTGGCGATTATGACGTTCAGAAGTATATGGAGCTGTGGGGAGACGAGGTAGAAGAAGCATGATAACATATCGAGACATACACCGGATCCGTTCTACAGGATATAAGGTATGTAGAATCACAGATCGGATTTACCTTGTTTCTTTGTATTCGAGACAGGAATACGATGGAAACCCGGTATCAACGATTGTAAAGCGGATTTTATCTCACGTATACGCAATACGGGTAGTTGAGAGGTGGATTTAATGAGCGAATGTGGAGTAATAACAAGAACTGTAACAGATAATGTCAATCATCCGTCGCATTATGAGACAGGGAACTTTGAGTGCATTGACGTTATGATAGAAACGCAAGGCAAAGAAGCCGTGATGGACTTCTGCGTGTGCAATGCTTTTAAGTACATATACAGGCATAACAACAAAAATGGCGTTGAAGATGTCAAAAAGGCTAAATGGTATCTGGATAAATATATTGAATTGTCAGAAAAATAAAAAAGCCGCTGATTTGCGACTTAATTATTTTCAACATAAGATTTCAGAATGTGTATCACGAGATTAGAAAGAGATCGACCTTGCTTTTTTGCAATTGCTTCCAGATCAACACGTAATTCACTTGGAACACGAACTGTTATTTGAGCATCGTTTTGCTTTTGCTTTTTAGCCATATATTACACCTCCATAAGCATAATATAACATAAACGGATAAATATTGCAATGCAAAGCAATAAAAAGCATTGCAAAGCATTGCAAAGCATTACATTTTATGGTATAATACCCATATCAATTAAAGATAAGGGGTGTGTATTTATGATTATAGGCTATGCGAGAGTGTCAACCAAGGAACAGAACCTTGCAAGACAGTTAGAAGCACTAAAAAACGCCGGATGTGAAAAGATTTACATGGATAAGTTATCCGGCAAGGACTTTGAACGTCCAGATTATCAGACTATGATTGCCAATTTAACGAGTGACGATGTTCTCATTATCTTGTCTATCGACCGGCTTGGCAGAAACTATGATGAGATCATGGATGAATGGCGAAGAATCACTAAGACAATCAAAGCAGACATTAGGGTTCTCGATATGCCGTTACTTGACACGACTATCGGAAGAACCGGAGACTTGACAGATACATTTATCGCTGATCTGGTATTGCAGATTCTTTCTTACGTTGCGAATCTCGAACGAGAGCATATCAGAGAGAGACAGGCAGAAGGAATCGCTATCGCAAAGAAAGAAGGAAAATACAAGGGCGGCACAAAGAAAACTGTAGATAGTGAATTGCTTGACAGCAATTTGATTCTTTACCGGTCCGGTAAGATCACCAAGTCTGCATTTGCGAAGAATATCGGTGTATCACGACCGACTTTAGACAGGATTTTGTCAGAATACGCTGCATAAGCGTTTTTATGCTCTATCGCCAAAAGGTAAGGCACAGGACTTTGACTCCTGCATTTGTTGGTTCGAATCCAACTAGGGCAGTTTGGATTCTTAATGTTTTTCATTTTGGAATCCTCCTTTCGTAACCCACTAGCGGAAAGCTGATTAAAGAGCCGTCACAAGGCTCGGTGGGTTTTGCCGGTTGAATACCGGCACGTATAAACCCCTTTTATCCCATGGGGAAAACACATTTCTCCTTTGCGCATTTCCCATCCCCAAGAGGATGCGCACACGAAGCATAGATCAATGGCAGATCATACGGTTTTACACACCCCACGTTTTCCCGTAAATTCCGGTTCGATTCCGGGTGCTTCGTATCTCACAACCTGCATACCCACGAATACGTTTTGACGCAACAAACTATTTTCTTATCGGGTCGTGAGTGTAATATCTTGTCTGATTCTATGTCACTGATTCGCGATAATTGACTAACGAACAGTCTTGGATTTTGCGTGGTGTTCACGCGTGTGCCACACAATTTCGACTAACCCGCGAGGAAAAAAGTCGCTTCGACATGTAGTGTAATTGGCTAGCACAGTTCACGTATTGTGGCACAAGTGGAGTTCGAATCTTCCGTGTCGATTCCCTTGCAAAGGGACATTTTTTGTTTCTCCCAATGACGTGGAATCCAACCATGCACATTTTCGGATGTGCATACCGTAACAGGCGGTATTTATGCCGATATGGGATAATGGTATTCCAATGGCTTGCTAAGCCATCCAACAGAAATGTTGTTCGTGTTCGACTCACGATGTCGGCGTTTTCGCATGTAAACCGAAAAGGGAAATAAGTTGTTGGTTATCTGTATTTCTCTAAAACCATCTACATGTGAGTTTGATGCGTGGCGGAATAGGTAAACGCTAATCAATGGTTAAGAAAAAGGTATGCGGCAAGAATTGCTAGTAACAAGTCCGGTAAATAGCTGTAAGCAATTATACCTATAAATCTGTTAGAAAATACAAATCCATTTATCCCTAATTGTAGGTGCGGACTAACTAACAGAATTTCATGTGTGGTGCAAATCCACACCGCATCAAGAGTCCGGTTCATTACCGGATAGGCAGGCGTTGCGGTATTCCCTGCCGAATCAATAAAATGCTGATATGGGTTGCTTGACAGTCGAACATGGACAAGTGGTAATAAGTGGTCGGATGATACTTTCCTATATCAGAAACCGTACACGGAGAAGCGGCAACGATTGGCGGTGTTGCGGCAGACTGTAAATCTGTTCCCACGTGGTAAACATTATAGGTTCAATTCCTATCTTCTCCATTTTACAGCAAACTAGGTTCGCTACCGAAAAGCACGACCACGGTGCCTGTTTGCTGGATTTTATTATGTGGGTAGCATGTATTACGGAAATGCATGATAATATCTGGTGGAGGTATTGATTATGGCAAAAGTAACAGTAAGAAAAGATAAAAATTTTACAGTTATAAGCAATGATATTTTTAAGGATACTAGATTATCTTTTAAGGCAAAGGGGCTTCTCACAACAATGCTGAGTTGCCCTAAAAATTGGAACTATACGATTGAGGGATTGTCTAAGCTCTCAACAGACGGAAAAGCAAGCATAAGAAGCGCGCTGAATGAATTAGAAGAGTATGGTTATTTGGAAAGAAAACAGTTAAGGAACGAAAAAGGCGCGTTTACAGACACGGAATACATAGTGTATGAGCAGCCGATGTCCGATTTTCGGAAAACGGATAAACCGACATCGGATAAACGCACACAATTAAATAACAATATATTAAATACTTATGAATTAAATAATAATTATGCTTTTCCTAAAGGAAAAGGAACATTATGCTTTTCTGACGAAAAGGCGGTCGGGCAAAGCAATGTTAAATATCGAATTGATGATGTTCCGAACCTTGTTAGTCGATATGCAGAACCGAACACGTTAGGGAGCCGAATAATCGACCTTAGAAACATTATTCAGTATTTTATAAGCAGATACGAAGAAGAATCGGATATAAGGCATATAGACGTATCAGACAGCGCAATTAAGAGTATCGTCGATGCATATTTTCATCCGACCGGTAAAGTAGTTGATTGTGAAGCAGAAGATTATATGTGGATGATTGATGATTATTTTGCAACCGACTACAAGATGAACGGCAGACGCGTATCTAAGAGCTTGCAGCATTTCTTTTCCGGAAAGATCAGAGAGAATATTTACATGAAGCGAATATAGGAGTGAGAGATATGTGTGATTTTTGTCGGAATAAAAAGAAAATCATTGATGGTAAAGGGAATTTAGTCTTTTTTGGAGCTGAAAACAACATGATGTTCGACAATAGTGATGGGAAAGAGATTGCAGGAGCCGTAAAAATCAATTTTTGCCCTATGTGCGGTAGAAAGCTGGTGGAAGAATGAAATTTACAGGACAAGAACGTGGCGTTTCATATGAAACTACTTTTGAAGGAATGGAAGTTGAGGTAACAGTGCGCAAAATTAGCACAGGAGAAACAGAATCAGTTAAATATCATTGTTTATATCCTCCTGTTTTCGGATATGACAAAGATGATATACAAAATGTCGAGGAAATAACTGATGAATTGATTGATAAATATGGGGAGGAAGAATGAAACTGATAGTTGGAAATAGCGTATATGAAATAAATGCAGAGCAATTAAAAGCTGTTTTACATGTTGCAAGCAAACAGGTTCCGTTTGGAATATATGCTGTAAAGAAAGACGGAATCTGCGAATTGCACAAAGATCACTTTGATACAAAATTCAAACTGCAACAAGCGGTAAAGAAATACGCCGGAAATGGATTTAAGGTATATTACAATTCAAAATAAAAAATGGAGTTAAATTGCTGATTATCAGAGGGAAGGAATATATTATGAAAAAGTTATTTGTAAGCGTGCCAATGAAAGGCAGAACAGAGGAAGAAATCAGAAAAACAATTGATAAAATGAAGAAGATTGCTGAAATATATGAGGGTGAGGAATTAGAACTTATCGACAGCTACATTGAGGATAACCCACCTAAAAACAGCAAAGAAGCTATATGGTATTTGAGCGAGAGCATTAAGAAACTGGCACAGGCAGATGTATTTATTGGAATACGTGAGAGTTTCGATTGGAACGGCTGTCAGATTGAAAGAGAAACAGCAGAAAAATATGGCATTAAAGCATACGCAATTCCGGTAAGATATGTAATTGATGATTATAATGCGCTTCTGAATAAATTACATCCGTCTTGCAATGAGGCAATGCCAACATTTTAATAAAAATATTACTGGCTAACAACAGAAGTTAGTCACTACCCTAGAAAAATTATAGGCAGAGGTCTAAGGCACCTTTGCTGGAAAAGTGGAGGTGCTTTTCTTTGGCATCTAAAGAACTAATCAACACAGTAAATCAATATGACAATTTTATAAAGACACATCTTGTCGATGAATCCGTAATATCTGCCTACGTAGAAGCCTGTAAGGTTGCTATCAATGGCGAAAAGGATATCGAGTATGGGTTACAACTCACAAATCGGTCTAAGGGTATCATAAAGAAATTCTGCATGATACAAACAGGCGGAACTATATGGGATTTAGAAAAATATGCACAAGATCATAATACGCCATATGACCTGATAGACAAATATTATGAACTTCTAAAATTGGAAAGCTATTACAATTTTGAAAGCTTTATGTATTACATGGAGCGTAAACGTAATTGGAGCAAGCGGTTTTATTATCCAAGAAGAAAAACTTTGAAGGTTGTTGTAAACGACCTTGAAGATTTGGAAAACAGAAAGATCAAATTTTACGGCTTGTCAATGCCATCCCGTGTCGGAAAATCAACAATATGTATATTCTTCCTTGCTTGGGTTGCAATGCGTAGACCAAATAGCCACTCTGCAATGGGCGGACACTCTGGAATCCTTGCGAAAGGATTTTATAAGGAACTTATGAATTTGTTTTCGACAGAAGAATATGCATTTGATGAATTATTTTTCTTTTGGAATCCAGAATATGCAAATAAATCTCTTGTAACAGACAAAAGTGCAGATGAGTTTACTATTACATTAGGAGACCCAGATAGATTTGCAACAGTTACTTGCAGAGGTATTGACGGAACATGGACAGGTGCGGTCGATGTATCAAAAGACGGATATTTGTACGTAGATGACTTGGTAAGAGATCGTGAACATTCTCTTAGTCCTACTCGAATGGAAAATACGTATCAAGAATATCTGAATAAGATGGTTGACCGTAAAAATGACGGAGCAAGGGAATTGATGGTCGGTACATTATGGAACGTTCTTGACCCGTTGGAACGATTGCGTAAATCTTATGACGGAAATCCGGAGTATAGGTTTAGGAGAATACCGGCGCTTGACGAAAATGACGAAAGTAATTTTGATTATGAAATAAATGGTTTTTCTACGGAATATTACAGAGATATGAGGGAAAAACTTGACAAGGCTGAATGGGAAGCTAAATTTATGCAGCGACCATTCGTGCGCGAGGGATTGCTTTTCCCTACGGACGAATTAAGATATTTTAATGGAATATTACCGGATGGAGATTTTCGCCGTATTGGAGTTGTGGATGTTGCATGGGGCGGCGGAGATAGTTTATCAATGCCGATTGGCGCAGAATATGATAATGGCGATGTATATATCTATGATTGGGTATTCAATAAAGGAGCAAAAGAAGTTACATTGCCTTTGGTGGTAGGAAGAATCATTGGGAACGGAATAAGGCAAACACGATTTGAGGGAAATACAGGCGGAGAATTATACTGCCAATATGTTGATGAACGGTTACAGGATCAGAAATATAAATGTTCGTGTACAAGTAGAAAGGCACCGAACAAAGTTGAAAAACTATCAAAAATCATAGCATATTCTGGCGATATAAAACGAAAATTTATTTTTCTTGAATCAAAGAAGGTTACACAAGATCAGTTACAGAAAGATGCAGAATTAGGCGTTGTTCGATATCGAAGAAACGACGAATATCAAGCGGCTATGGATGAATTGACTATGTTTGTATCAATTGGAGAGAACAAACATGATGATGCTGCCGATGGACTTACACAGCTTGAAATGTTTATAGAAAATCCAAATAATATTGCAACGGCAACAGCAACAGCAAATCCTTTTAGGACAGGAGGCTATTAAATGACTACATCAAAATATTTATCGCAGATCAAAGAATTTGACATTAAAATAGACAGAAAAATTGCAGAAAAGAATCGGCTACGTGAAATTGCGACATCTACAGGTGGTACCGGTGATGGCGAGCGAGTGCAGACTTCTATTAAGCGTGACAAGTTAGGAGATACCGTTGCAAAGATTATTGACACGGAGAAAGAAATAGACCACATGATTGATGTTTACGTGTCTAAGAAACAAGAAATCATTAAGCAGATCGACCAGGTGGAAGATATGGAACAGTATGAGATACTACATCTTTACTTTATTGACGGTTATACAATGAAGGAGTGTGCAAAGTTCAAGGATTGTAGTATTAGAAAAGTAAATGCAACCAAGGCAAATGCAATGAAAACATTTGAAAAAATGTTTGGAAAATTATATTATGCGTAAATTTGCGTACATTTGCACTATTTTGCACACATTTGCATATTGTTTCATTATCAAAAGTATTATATAGTTAAACTGCAAATGTTGTCTAAAGACATTTCAATTTCTTCATATTAAAATCCTTGGAAAAGCATCGTGACGTTATCGCGGTGCTTTTTTAATGCAATTTTTTAGGAGCATAGGATGAAAAATAAAACAATTTACTGTCCGAGGTGCAAGCGTAAAGTAGGCATCTATGATGGACGGTCAACATTTACAATGACATATAGTTGCCGGAAATGCGGAAAAAGAATTTCTTTCAATCCGGCAGATAATGAGATAAAGATAAAAGACAGACCGCAGAGAGAAGTATCAAGCGGAGTAACGATTATTTAGGTGTAGCAGATGAACAATAGAATGTATCTCCAAGACCTTGTTCAAGGTCGATATGGAAGAAAAATTGCATATACAAGCGTAGATAAGATAACCGCAGATAATGTTGTCAAAGTTATTGGAGAATGCATTGGAACATTTTACTACAACAAATCTGTTATCCGATATCTTTGGAATTATTACAAGGGAGATCAACCGATTTTGTATCGACAGAAGTTAACAAATGAAGATATCACAAACAGAATCGTGGAAAATCATGCATACGAAATTGTTCAGTTCAAAGTGGGGCAGACCTACGGCGAGCCGATTCAATTTATTAGCCGAAAAGATGATGAAGCAGTCAACAAGGCTGTGGATATGCTCAATGATTTTATGGCAGATGCAAACAAGCAAGAAAAAGACATCAAAGCTGGAGAGTGGCAATCCGCAACAGGAACATCATTTAAGGCAGCAAGACCTAAAGCAAATTCAGATGTTCCATTTTTAATTGTGGCACCAACACCGATGAATACTTTCACAATCTATAACGACAGCACAGAAGAACCGATGCTTTCCGTTCAGGAGTTAAAAGACGAAAACGGAAATTGGTATAAATTAGCATTTTCCGATACGACATCTTATAAAATTCAAGACGGAAAATTGATTGAAAGCAAACTTCACACATACGGCGGAATACCGATTGTTGAGTTCCCTAACAATCACGAAAGAATTTCCGATATCGAGCTTGTTATTGGTATGCTGGATGCGATAAACAATATGCAGTCCAATAGAATGGATGGCGTTGAACAGTTTGTACAATATTGGATAAAATTTGTGAATTGCCAAATCGACGAAGCAGAGTTCGAGAAAATGAAGAAAAGCCATGCTTTGACAGTTAAGTCAAACAATGGAGATAATAAATCCGACGTCGATATTATGACACAGGAATTAAATCAAACGCAATGCCAAGTTGCAAAGGATGATATATGGGATAATACACTATCTATTTTGGCGATACCGAACAAACAAGGAAATACCGGTGGAGATACACAGGGAGCCGTCGAACTTCGTAATGGATGGGATTTTTCTAAGACAAGAGCAAAGTTAAAAGACCCTATTGTTAAATCGGCAGAAAAGCGACTTGCGAAGGTTGTATTAAACATCCTAAGAGTGAATGATAACGACCTGAAACTATCAACAAGAGACTTTGACGTGCAGATCAATCATAGCCCGCAAGACAATATGTACACCAAGGCACAAACGCTTACAGTATTGCTTCAAGCTGGCATACATCCGCTTATTGCGATAGCAACAGTTGGATTGTGGGGAGACGCGGAAAAGACATTTAACTTATCAAAACCGTATCTCGAAAATCTGTATAAGACTATTGATGACGCAGAAGCTCAAAAAGCAAAAGCACAAGAAATAGTAGATCAAATGAATAAGAAAGATAAAGCAATTACTGAATAATCGGTAGTTGCTTTTATTTTTATAAATTCGCAAAGCTGTGAGCGTATAAAACAGCAATGTCACTCGGTGTCGTTGCACCGTATAAAAATTCGTATGACATGTCGGAGGTAATTATGACAAGAGAAGAATTGATCGCTATGGGAGTTAGTGATGAAAACGCAGACAAGATCATGGCAGATTATGGAAGCTCGATTCAGAAAGCAAATGCTAAGGCTAATGAGTATAAAGCAAAGGCTGGAACAGCTGATGAATTGCAGAAAAAACTTGATGAATTAGAAGCCGGACAGTTGACGGAAGTCGAGAAAGCAAATAAAGCCTTGGAAGCGGCAAACGAGCAGATTGCTAAATTGCAGAAAGACAATGCAATTAGAGATCAGAGAGAAGCCGCTATGACAAACTTCAAGATTTCTGCTGAACAAGCAAAGACAGTTGTTAAGGATGACGGAAGCCTTGATTATGAATCTCTTGGAAAGATTATGTCCGACAAAGAGACTGCTGCTGCACAAGCAAAGGAACAGGAGATTGCTAAGAATCAAGATGTTCCGGGCGGTGGAAGCACCGGCGGCAAAGATAAAGAAAAAACAGAAGATGTTGAAAATGCCGAAAAAATAACATTTGGCAATCCAGCATCTAATTCAGACGCAAAAAACAGTTATGTGATTTAACAGGAGGTAGAGACGATGGGAAAACCAATCGTAAGAGATTTTTCTCAGGAAAAAGGAATTTTGAAGTTTTTTCCGTATGAAGGCGCAGCGTGCCTTGTAACACAGGCATCCGTATCAAGCCCAGACGAAAACGGAAGAAAAATTGTAAAAGCTGGCACGCCGTTCCCAAGTAACGACGAAAACTGCGTTGGATATTTACTCCACGACGTTGATGTTACACAGGGAGATGCTCCAGGAACATATGTATATCAAGGAACGATTGACTGGACTAAGGTTACAGGACTTTCAATTACAGACAAGGCAAGATCGGCAACACCAAGAGTAACATTCTATGGCGCACCGGCAATTAAAGCTACAACAGAAAGTGTTTAGGAGGTAGAAGAACATGGCATTACCATTATCACAAGCATTCACAGCGAGAAGCCTCGGTGTGATGTGGGACAATTACCAAAAGACATTAGGTTCTGCTCCTTATCTTGGCAGACAGAAGTTTGGAACGAGAAAGCAGAGTTCTCTTTCTCTTAGATTCATTAAGGGAAAGAACGGACTTCCGGTTTCATTAAAGGCATCAAACTTTGATGCACAGGCAGAGTTGAGAGATGTTGGAGGTTTCTCTGACATTCAAAACGAAATGCCTTTTTACCGGGAATCATATATGGTTACCGAGAGAGAAGAGCAGGACTACGACAACTATAGAAGCGCAGAAAATTCAAGCCTTGCAAATGATGTCCTTAGAGAAATCAGCAAGAAACCTATGAATCTTATCGAGGGTGCGCTTGTTGTACCAGAGAGACAGATTTGGCAGTTGCTTGCACCGGAAGATGGCATTCCAAGAGTAAAGGTCGTTATCGACAACAAGCCATATTATGTTGATTATACATCGGATGAAGGAGCAGAGCATAAGCAAAAGCACTTTAAGGCTATTACAGGAACAAGCACATGGGATAAACCTTCAACAGCGGCACCTCTTGATGATCTGATTACAGCACGTAGAGATTTCGCAAAGGCTACAGGATATTCTCTTACAAGATTTACGATGAACACCGAGACGTGGGAAATGGTACTCAAGGCAGAGGACACAAAGAAACAGGTGCTTGGTATCACAGCTTATAATGGCGGTATCAGATTGCAGCAGGCACAAGTTACAGAGTATCTTCGTGGATACGGAATCGAGATCGAAGTCTACGACAAACTGTACGTGGACGAAGCCGGACAGACACAGTATTTTGTTCCGACCGGAATTGTATCGGCTCAATCTGCCGGCGTATTCCTTGGCGATTATGTTTTCGGTAAGACACCAGAAGAGAGAAGCGGAAGCCTCACGGACGGAAATCTGTCTATTGTCGAGACAGGTGTATCAGTTTACACATACGCAACAAATCATCCAATCAATACTCATTGCGTAGTATCTATGATTGGTCTGCCTACATTTGAGGGAATGGATAGCGTGCTTGTAATGAAGGTTAAGGAGTAGCCTATGATCGCTGAATACGGCATTAAATATAATGGCGTGTGGTATCAAGTTGGAGATGAAATTGAAGAGGAAGTGGATAAAAACACTTCCTCTGATGCTTCAGGCTTTATGACGCCACCGGCAAAAAATTTTACAAAGACAGAAATTAAGCGTATGCCTGTTGGGAATCTTAGAGAACTTGCTTCTGAATACGGAATTGAAGATGCAGAAGAAAAAACAGGTGAAGAGCTGAAAGATTGTTTGATTAGTATTTTGGGTTTATAGGAGAATAAATATGACAACATTAGAACAAGTCAAAATTCGATTGAAACAATTTCATATGGAGAAGGCTAACGAAAAAGATGTTGTTGTGTTTGATGAAGTTGAAGACAATCCGCTTATTGAACAACTAATTGAGCAAGCAAAAAAAGATGTTGTTGCAAAACGGTGCTACCCGGATTCTTACACACAGGAAATGATTGAAGAAGATATGAACTCTTTTGAGGGTGTCATAGTAAATCTTGTTGTGTACGACTATTCGCAAGCTGGCGAGAATTACATGACGAGCTATTCAGAAAATGGAGTATCGCGCCATTGGAGAAGTAGAGACAGCTTGTTTGTGGGTGTATATCCATTTGTAAAGGCATTATAAAAGAAGATTGTGCGTTATCGTGTTTGAGGTTCGGATGCGGTAGCAGGCGGTACACATCAAGGGTGGTGGGCGGTGTACCAACTATAAGAGAAATAGGAGCTACAGAATGAAAGAGTTTTTGTTACAGACATATACGGTCGTTCTTCCAATAATGCTAGGATATATTGTCTGGCTTCTAAAGCAACAAAAGAAAGATAAGGATGCAAACAGTAAAGGAACAATGTTACTTTTGCGTGTGCAACTTATAGAGTACCACGATAAATACGTTGCACTTGGAGAAATACCGTCTTATGCATATCAGAATTTTTCTGAAATGTACGATGCGTATCACGCGCTTGGCGGTAACGGAATGATAACAAAAATGTATGAGGAAATTAAGCAAATACACTTAAAGAACGGAGGTAAAGAATAATGCAGGAATTATTAAGCAACGCAACAATTTTACTTGCGGTAGTTGGAGGGTTGGCATTTATCGTGTCTGTAATTACGCAAGTCATTAAAGGCATCTTTAAGAGTGTACCAACAGACTTAGTTGTATTTGTGCTGTCGATTGCTCTTACAGTAACAGCGTTTGTGGCATACATGCAGTATATCAAAGCTGAAATGCTATGGTATATGATTGTTGCATCCGTAATTGCCGGATTTATTGTGGCATTTGTCGCCATGTTTGGATGGGAGAAACTGTCTGAACTATGGAAGCGGTTTGGTAAGGATGTGAAGTAAATGTCGTTGGAAATCAACAAGCAAAAGATGATGTATTCACTTAGCCTTGGATTGCAGCCGCAGTACAGACGCGACGATGATGGAAATATCATATATACCGGATATACAGACGATGATGGAACATTTATTCCATACTTGGATGAAGATGGCAATAAGATACCAGAAGTAACAGGAGAACCGATTGAGACATATACGGAGCCTGTTATTTTTTATTCATCCATAAGTAACAAGCTAAGCGAAGCAACAGCTAAAGAGTTTGGAATAGATGATTCAACCAATTATGCACAACTTGTTACAGACAAAAACGCATTTCCGCTTGTGGAAGGTGCGCTGATATGGAAGCGTTCGGAAGTTGGATATAAGGACAACAACAAGACAATCATTGATTCAACGTCGGCAGATTACATCGTCAAGGGCGTAGCGGATGAAGGATTGACAGTTGACCTTTATCTATTGCGTAAGAATGTGAAAAACGCGGAGTAGGTGATTGCATGGCTCGTAAAAAGACAATCAGTATGAATTGTCTGTCTCAATCAAGCATTCAGAACGCTATAAAACAGATTAGAGCGTATCAAGATAGTTTGACATATAAATGTCAAATGGTCGCTCAAAAATTAGCTGAAAAGGGCGTAGAGATTGCGAGAGTACAGATTGCAGACCTTGATGCGATATTTAATCAAGATTTGATTAAAAGCATTCACTCTGAATATGTTGGAAGTGTCAAGGGTGGCGGTGTATGGGCGGTTGTGGCTGGTACAGATCATGCGTTGATGGTTGAGTTCGGAACCGGAATTGTTGGTCAAGAGCATCCTTATCCGGGAGAATTTCCGGATGGAGTAACGTGGGATTATGCGAGTGGTAAGACAATTAGACAGGCTATGCAAGACATATCTATAAATGGAGATACATTTGTTAAGGCTGGCGAATATTATTGGACTTACATCGGAGATGATGGAAAACTGCATATCACAAAGGGTATGCCAAGCAGACCATTTATGTATTACACATCTCTTCAACTCATGAAGTTGGTTGAGAAAACTGTAAAAGAGGTATTCAAGAATGGATAACATTTGGGCTTATGAAAATGAAACAAAGGTTTTGGGTGTTCTTAATTCATATGCCATTCCAAGGCTGAGAAAGAAATTTCCGAGTATGAAGTGGCAACAAGGCGTTACAATCACAAACCTTGAAAGCAGGTTATCAAAGCCAACATTTCCGACAATTTACGTTCACGAATTGCCCGGAACAGAGCAAGGCCGGACGTTAGATGGTCAGAATATAAATGGTGTTTTAACTACGTTTGATGTTCAGACGTTCACGAACACATCACAGTATGATGCAAAGATTATGCTTGCGATAGTCGCAGACGTATTTAAGGCAATGAGGTTTGAGACAATATCAATGCCAGAATTTAAGTCTGACGGAACAGTATATAGGAGCGTTGCGAGATTCAGAAGAATACTCGGAGCAAATGATAGATTGATGGAAAAATAATTTAAGGACCTGTTTTGGGTTCTTTTTTTATGCATATTTTTAAGGAGGTAGTAAATATGGGAACAGGTAACGTAGCCGGTGTAAGTACACTTGGTGTTAGATTCTGTTATGCACCGGAAACAACAGCCGGGCAAAAACCAACAACAGGCTGGAAAGAATTAAGTCGTATTAACGATATTGCAGGAATTTCCGATGAGCCACAGGCTATTGATGCATCTGCGTTGAGCGACAGAAAAACAAGAAATATCCCCGGAAGAGATACGGTTTCCGAAACGATGGCTGTAACAGTAAATAAGACTGATGATACAGTCACAGAATGGAAAGAATGTATCAAAACGTATCAGGCTTTGACAGGTGGAAAGCGTATGTGGTTTCAAGAGATCACGCCGGGATTAACAAACGCAGAATTTTATGTTGCTGCACCGCCAAGTGGACTTCCTAAAACTGCAAAAGAGCAGAACGGACTTCTCACAATGGAAATTCCTCTTGTTGTTGATGAAATGATGGACGATGCAGCCGTCATTGAGCCGGAGGGGGAATAGTTAGTCACTCATTGGATTCACATACCGCAGTAGTGAGTGACGAAGAATCGAATGCGGTAAACAGCTATTCATCGTATGTTGATGAATAATGACATTGCACAGAAAGGGCGGACTTCGGTCTGCCCCTTTCCTATGTGAAAGACATAGGAGGAAAGGTAAAAGGTATTAAATATGAAAACAATTACAGTTGATGGAAAAGAATATAAGTTAGAGTTTGGTTTCGATGCAGTAGAAGTGGGCGACCTTGTACAGAAGATGTTTGAGGTAAAATCCGGTCTTTATGTTGCACGTTCAGCACAGGAGGGGAACAATATTGCGGTTGCAATGCTTGATGGAACAAGTGAGATGCTGGCTACAATTCCTAAGATTTGCGTGCTTGCTATTTATGCCGGATGCTTAGAACATAACCCGATTTCTATGGACGAAGCAAAAACTCTGTTAAAAAAATATATGAAGCAAGAAAAGAAGTCTTGCACGGACGTGTACAATGAAGTGCTGATGCCATGCATGGAGGATGATGGTTTTTTCGTGATGAGTGGAATCGAGAAGATGATCGAGACCATGAATCAGGCAATGGAGCAGGAAGAGAATGTGGAACAGACACCGAAGGTAATTCCACAAGACCACAAGAAGAGTTCAAAAGCGTCCACGAAGTAATATGGAAGGGTTTCTTCCCATCTGCATATTCTATGGGAATTTCATACGCAGAATTTAAGCGTATGAATCCTAGAAAATTGGAATATGTAAAAGATGGATACGTAAAAAAAATACAACAAATTGATGCTCTTAATTGGCTTAATGGTAGATATACCATGCAAGCTGTTGCTGTTGCTATCGAGGCAAATTTTGCGAAAGACCCTAAGGGAGAATATATCGAGCGACCGTTTCTTAATCGAATTGAGACAGAAGAAGAACGCATCGAAAGACAGAGAAAAGAATTTGCATTAAAAATGGCAACAATGCGAGCAAATTTCAATATAAAAAAGCAAAGAGCGCAATTAAAGAAGAATACAGACGGTACAACATAAGTTTGTACCGTCTTTTTTACTATGTAATGACAGAAAGTTGGTGGAATCGTGGCAACGGAAATTGATAGCCTTCAAATTAAAATCGGAGCAGAAGCACAAAAGGCGAATAACGAAATCGACAAACTCATAAATAAATTGGGTGTTCTGTCTAAATCTCTTGGTAGTGTAGACACAAAAGGCCTGCAAAAGCTGGCTAGTGGCGTAAATATTCTTAGTGGCGCAATGCAGAGTTTCCAAGGCGTGAAACTGTCCGATTTTACGAGAATTGCCAAAGGAATACAGAAGTTTGAAGCGGTGGATGGAACAAAGCTATCGCAGTTATCAAGCACGTTGACACCGCTTGCAAGTGGAATTGCAACGCTTAGCGGGTTAAATTTTGACAACAAAGGTCTTGTGAATTTTATAAATTCAATTACAAGGTTGTCAAATTCAAATGTGAGCGGTCTTAACTCCGTGAATTTTGCACAGTTAGGGGCGAACATAAATCAACTTACATCCGCGCTAAGTAATTCTAAAAGTGTTGCAAGTAACACAATCCAAGTCGTAAATGCGGTGTCGAGATTAGCAAGTGCCGGAGCAAATGCACAGGCAACAAGCACAGCATTACCGCTTTTAGGTGCAAACCTTAAAAGACTTATAAATTCGTTGTCAAAGGCTGGCGTTGTATCAGAGAATACAATACAGTTTGCATCGGCGTTAGGACTTCTTGCATCTGCTGGAAACAGAACTGCACAGACCGCCGCAAACCTTGATGCACTCGCAGAAGCATTGAAGCGGTTCATGCAAACAATGTCTACTGCACCGACAGTTAATGCGAATATTATCCAAATGACACAGGCAATCGGACAGCTTGCGTCTAATGGAAATCGTGTCGGAAGTGTGACACGCGGACTTACATCATCGTTAAACAGCTGGGGGAATTCCGCAAGAAAAGCATCAAAGCATTCGTTTAACCTTGCGTCGGCAATCGGTAAGGTATATGCGACGTATTGGATGTTGTTCCGTGCGCTGGGCGTATTCCGTAAAGCAATAGATATAAGCGGTGCTTTGACAGAGGTTCAAAATGTCGTTGCACATTCTTTTGGGCCGTCTATGGATAAGGTCGAAGAGCAGGCTAAAAATGCGATTTACACACTGGGAATGTCTGAATTGTCGTTCAAGAAATATGCATCAACATATCAATCAATGGGTCTTGCTATGGGTATTACCGCAAAGCAAGTCGGAGATGCAAACAACTTCCTTGCGAAATCCACAAATGGATATGTGCAAGCATCTGATGATATGGCAGATGTGTCTTTGAATCTTACAAAGCTGGCTGGCGATATTGCATCGTTCTATGATAAGTCGCAAGCCGACGTTGCGGAAGATTTACAAGCGGTATATACCGGAATGGTAGTTCCACTTCGTAAATATGGTCTTGATCTTACACAGGCTACGTTGAAGCAATGGGCGTTGAATAATGGCATGAACGCAAACATTGATTCAATGTCACAGGCTGAAAAGACGATGTTACGGTATCAGTACGTCATGTCGCAGACCACGATGGCACAGGGCGACTTCGCAAGAACCGCCGATACATGGAATAACCAAGTGCGTTTACTTGGAGAGAATTTCAAGCGACTTGGTGCTATTTGGGGTAATGCTGGCATCAACATGTTAAAGCCTTTGCTTCAAGCACTTAATAAAGGCTTGGACGCGGTTATCAATTTTTCAGAGAATATAGTCAACGCTTTAGGAGCAATATTTGGATGGAAATTGGAAATCCAGCGTGGTGCGCTTGCAGATGATTTCGAGAATGCGGCAACAGGTGCGGACGATCTTGCATCCGGAACAGGAAAAGCGGCTGATAATGCCAAGAAGTTAAAGCAACAGTTACAAGGCTTTGATGAACTGAATGTACTGAATACGCCTAATGATAGTTCCGGCGGTAGTGGTGGCTCTGGTGGTAGTGGCGGCGCATCTTCCGGTGGCTCAAGTGGTGGAATGAAGTTTAACGTCACAGAGACAGACGGACTTTACAAGAGTGCCATTTCTAACCTTAGAGGACTCGGAGAATACATCGGAATAAATCTGACGAAAGAACTTGAAAGCATTGATTGGGATAGTGCTTACAAGGGTGCGGAGAATTTTGGAAAAGGATTGGCAGACTTTTTAACAGGTCTTATATCTCCACAGCTTTTCTACGCAACAGGAAAAACTATTGCAAATTCGTTAAACACTGCAATTACTGCATCACTTAGTTTTACAGATAACTTTGATTTTGACGACCTTGGATTGTCCATTGCGTATGGAATAAACGGATTTTTCCAAAACTTTGATTTTAAGAAGTTTGCAAAGGCTATCAATGGTTGGGTAGATGGAATCGAAGATACAATATTTACTGCCTTAAAAAATATATCATGGTCGGATGTATTAAAAGGTGGTGTTGATTTCCTTACCGAATTAGACCTTGATACGGTTGTAATTGCCATCGGTGCTTTTAAATGGATGCATGGCGGTAAAGAGATTGCCACAAACGTGTTAAAGAATTTGCTTGCAAAGGAAATATCAACAGGAATTGGCGATAAAACCATTCCTCTTAGCAAAGCAATTTCTATCTCAATTACAACAGCGGTAATTGGATTTAAGGTTGGAAATTGGCTGTACGAAAATACACCGTTCAGTAAGTTTGCAGATGTAGTTGCAAAGTGGCTTGTCGATAAAGAGGAAAATATTAGTATTCCAAAAGCAATAGGAATTACTATCGGTTCTTTGTCTCTTGCTATTGGAGTGGTTAAATTATCGGATGTTGCAATAAATGCAATTAAAGGAGCTATTACAGGTGGTGCGACAAGCGCAGCGGCAAGTGCGGCAGCTTCAACAAGCACAATAAGCGCAATCCAAGGTTCTATAAAAGGACTTTTGGGGACTGCGTGGACAGGAATGACGACAAATGTGTCGGTTTTATTCGGCGCCGGAACTGCATATGAAATTGGAGCGGCTTTATGCACAACTTTATTTGCCGGAATAAGCGCGGCAATCATCGGATATAAAATCGGGCAAAAGATATACGAACAATTTCACAAGCAGATTGATTCTGCGGTAGAAAAAACAATAGATTATGTAAAAAATATAGGATCGTTAGACCCATCCGACCCAACAGACACAAACGACACAGATTACGTGTCTGTGTATAATCGAGCTTTGGAATTATTCAATAATCAAAGAACGGAAACAGCTCAAAAAAATGCTGCAGCTGTTGCGGATGCGTGGGAAACAAACATGAATCGCGGTATGAATAGTGTAGATGCATTTGCAAAAGCACTTGATACAGCAGAAAAATTGGGCGCAAAGATTCCACCTACAATGCGTAGAATCGGAGACGAGACAAAGAATACAAACACTGTAACAGGAAAAGCAGCGGACGAACTTTACCATTATGGCAATCAGTACAAAAAAACCGCAAAGCAGATGTCTAACTATGGCGACAAGTACAAGACGGGCGAGTACAAAAATACCGGAACTATAATTCGTGCATACGAGAATCTGACAAAAAGCTTAAATGACACGGATAACAAGACAAAAACTCACTTGTCTAATATGTCAAATTATGGCGACAAGTATAAACAGAATGTAGAGCAAAATAAAACGCCTGTTATTCGTGCATATCAAGAACTTACAGAACGTTTGAATAACACGAAAAACACAACAAGTTCTACGATGTCTCAAATGTCGCAGAACACGACAAGAAGCATGTCAAATATGTCGTCGTCGGTCGGAAATTATGCACTTGCAATGCATAATAATGTAATCGGAAAGTTTAACGCCATGAGTACCGGAGGAACAAGTGCTTCTAATACTTTGTCGGCATCTGTAATTGGTGCATTTTCCAGTATGTCGTCTGACGCAATCGCAAAAGCCGGTGGAATGTCAACATCTGTGATAAATGCAATTACAGGCATGAAAAATGGTTCTGGCACAACTCTTAATGGCATGGCAACCGATATGGCGCAGAAATTTGCTAAGATGAAAGTAGATTCATCAAACGGTGGAAAGAACGTGACTAACGCATTTGTTGGCGCTTTAGGAGGACTTCGTGGTGGAGCAAATAATCAATGGGGCGGAGTTATATCTGACACCGGTTCAAATTTATGGAAAGCAAAGAAAAAAGTAGAAGATGAAAAAAGTCCTTGGGGGGTAGCCGGCTCGAATCTTGTAGATGGACTTAGAATTGGATTGTCTGACAAGTGGAATAGTCGAGGACAATATGGACTTATTGGAGGCATAGTTTCACTTGCAAGAGGATTGACATCCGCATTAAAACGTGCGTTTGGTATTCATTCTCCGTCTCGATTATGGAATAAAGAAATCGGTCAATTCTTGCCACCCGGCATCGGTTTGGGTATGGAAAGTGCCATGCCTAAGTTGTTAAGTGATGCAAGCGGAATGGCTACAGATTTGACATCTGCATTCAACACATCCTTGCAGTTTACAGACCCATTGCAAGATTTAGCTGATATGTCAGCGGATATTGCATCATCAATCAACACAGATGTGGCAACAAGCACGTCGACAGTTATTGATACCGGTCGGATGTCAACAGACATTGCAAGCGGAATTGTAGATGGAATGTCAATGTCACAGGCAGATCAGAACCGGTTATTGCGTGAGCAGAATGACTTGCTTAGACAACTTCTTGCAAAAGATACAGGAATATCATCAAATGATATATTCGAGAGCGTTAAGAGGTCGAACCGGCAAGCGTACAACCGGACAGGTACAAATCCATTGTTATATTAAGAATTTATAGGGTAGGCACGTAAATGTGTCTGCCCTTTTTATGTGAGGTGGTTAGATGGCATATAAAGGCTATTTAATTAAGATTGGCAATTACATATTTCCGCTTTCGATGATTAAGGCAGAAAGCTACAAGGCAACGAATTACGGACAAGACTTGGATTCAACACGTGATGTAAATGGAATTTTACATAGAACGGCTTTGGAAAATACTGCACCGAAAGTTGAATTTGAGACACGAAATATGCTTGATAATACGCAGGTGTCAAGCATTTTTGCGAATATTCAAGCCAACTATACAAATGCAGTTGAGAAAAAAGCAAGTGTTGAAGTATATGTGCCTGAATTAAATAAGTATGTGACAAGTGATATGTACATGGCTGATTTTGAACCGACTATGTACTTTGCTGATGAAAAGGAAATCAAGTATCTATCAACAAGAATGGCATGGATTTCTTATGGAGTAAAAACAGTATGATTAAGATTTCGGAAGATATTAAAAAATTATATATCGAAGATGGAACGCCGATCGAATTAGAAGTGCGGTTTAAGGATAATGCATTTCCAACGATTAAGGGTTTGGACGTGCTTTCAGAGCAAATGACATTGCACGAATCAATTTGTGAAGAAGAACAGTTGAAATTTGGCGGTTGTAATGCATCCAGCTTTGAATTGACAGTATTCAATTTGAATAGCGGAATTAAAGGATATGAAATCGAGCCGGTACTTATCACCAAAAAAACAGAGATTCCGTTGGGCGTGTTCTACGTGGAAACGATTGAGAAATATGCTGGCAAAGACTATAAGAAACTGACCGCATACGATAAAATGCGGTATTTCGATGTTGATGTTAAAGATTGGTATGACAGCCTTACATTTCCTATCAGCGTTAAGAATTTTAGGGATAGCCTTTGCAATTATGTCGGAGTGGAGCAGAACGATGTCACGCTGATTGCAGATAATGTAATGCTTACCAAAGAGCTTGATTCGTCAAACGGAATCAACGGACTTTCTCTGATGAAACAGATATGTGAAATTAGCGGTGTGTTTGGTCGGATGGATAGATATGGCAAGCTTGATTATTTGTCACTTGAATCTTCTATGTTGTTGCCGGCTGATGATTTATTCCCGGCAAACGACTTATACCCATCTGCCGGAAGTGGAGATAGTGAAAATTCATTCAATATTTCTACGTCACTTATGTATGAGCATCCGCTTGTTGAGGACTTTTTCACATCAAATATCGACGGAGTAATAATCGTTGATTCAGAGGGCGCACAGGTATTGACAGAGTACAATCAAAATCCTTATTACGTGCAAGATAACTTCGTGATTATTGGGCAGACACACGAAACGATTACAGCACTTGCGAATGCTTTGTTGAGTAAGATTTCGTCTATATCTTACCGACCAATCAATTCGTCAAAGATAAAAGGTCAACCATACGTTGAATGTGGAGATTTTATAAGCGGAGAAGTCAATGGATATGGTTTTGAAGCATACGTTTTTCAACGTGATTTAACAGGAATTAAGGCGCTTCGAGATGCTTATATCTGTAAAGGTAAAGAAATGCTTGAAAACGATATGAACGGTGTAACCGCACAACTTCAACGTCTGAATAAAACGACAGAGAGAGTTAAGACCTCTGTGCAAGTGACAGAAAAGGGGTTGGAATCGGAAGTTAAGCGCGCAACGGACGCAGAAAGCGAACTGTCTACAAGAATTGAACAAACTGAACAGCAGATTGTGCTTCGCGTGGATTCTGCAACAGGAAAAATTGTTCAAGTATCGCTTGTCGGAGATACAGGTAGTGGAACGGAATTTAAGGTTGACGCAGATAATATAAATCTGTCTGCAAGTGATGTAATCAATCTTCTGTCCGGAGGAACAATCAATCTTACAGGTAAGAATATTGCAATAACTTCTGATAATTTCAGCGTTACAAAAGAAGGAAAAATGACTTGCAATGACGCAAACATCGAAGGCGACATCAATGCAAAAACATTTAAGAGTGAATTTTATTACAATGGACAAAAGTATTCAGAAATGAGATTGTCAGCAGAAGGATATGAAGACGATGTCGGTTATTTAATTATGCAGGAGTTAATATCTATTCTTGGAGCAAAATTAAGGCACACGATAATTACACCGACGAGCGTTGGAGTATATGAAGATGGATACCCAAAAACCGGAGATTATGCTAAAGTGGAAACGGCTGGTTTCTTTACGAGCGGAACTGCATATTTGGGATCTTCGCCGGTTATTGCCTCAGACAAAAGCATCAAGATAAATATTCAGTCACTAGACACGCAAAATTCTAGTGACTTTATTTATTCCTTGAATCCCGTTGAGTACAAGTATAAAGATGGCACATCTGATCGCCTGCATCACGGATTTATCGCACAGGAGCTTCACGATTCTATGCAGAGCGATTGGGGAGTGTACTGCGATGCAAAAATTGGAACAGGAGAAAAAGGCGGCAAAGCGATTCGGTATGAAGAACTGATCGCTGACCTTGTAGCAACGGTGCAATCGCAAAACGAAAGAATTGCAGAATTAGAGAAGAAGATTGGAGGTAGATAGCAATGTCACAAGGATGGAGTAAGATATTCAATAGAATAAATTGGTTGAATCGGCCAAGCACAAACACACCATTGAACGCAACAAACCTCAATGCTGGCGATAGTGCGATTGATAAATTGGACGATCGTATCATTACGCTTGACACCGTTAAGGCAGATATGCAAGTCGTAAATGGCATGGTTTCAGATATATCAGTCAACGATGCAGATGGTGTAATTACGGTAACATATAAGAATGGTTCGACTAAGACTTATGATACGAATTTAGAGAAGATTGCGACGAATTTTACTTATGATTATTCGACGCAGAGACTTGTGCTTACGTTATCTGATGGCTCGAAGCAATATGTAGATATGTCTGCTCTTATTACACAATACGAGTTCGAGGATTCTGCGACAATCGCATTTTCGATTAACGATAAAACAGGAGCCATTTCTGCATTTATTAAGAATGGTTCAATTACTGATGCGATGCTTGAAACGGGTTATCTTGCTAAGATTACAGAACAATCAGCCAAAGCGACAAACATGGCAAATTCAGCAACGACAAGTAGTAATTCTGCATACGACAATGCCAAGTTATCACAATCATACGCTATCGGCGGTTCAGGTGTTCGTGATGGCGAAAATACAGACAACGCAAAGTATTACAGTGAACAGGCAAGCAAGAGTGCATCTGCATCTGCTAATTCGGCTAGTACTGCAAGCACTAAGGCGAGTGAAGCGGCTACAAGTGCATCATCAGCAAGTGCATCTGCAACCAAATCTGCAACGTCAGAGAGTAATGCAAGCAAGAGTGCATCGTCTGCCGCAACAAGTATGTCAACGGCAAGCACTAAGGCAAGTGAAGCGGCATCAAGTGCGACATCAGCAGGCAATAGTGCATCTGCAGCCACATCTAAAGCGTCAGCGGCATCCACAAGTGCATCCAATGCCGCTACTTCCGAAGCCAACGCAAAGAAGTATTATGAACAGGCAAAAGCAATATCTGAATCATTTAGCGGGGCATTGCGACCGATGGGAACAGTTACTTTTGCTAATCTACCATCTGTATCATCTGCAAGCGCAGGAGATATGTATAACATCTCCGACGAGTTTGTAACAACATCTGATTTTGTTGAGGGAGCTGGGCATACAGAGCCAGCCGGAAGCAATGTTTACAAGACAGGAGCCGGTAAATGGGATGTCTTAGCCGGAAGCCCGGTTACAGGTGTAAAAGGAGAGAAAGAAAAAGTTTTTGAACGTGGAAATGTAAATATTACATGTGCAAGCATAGGAGCATTGCCTGCCGATGGAGATAGCCAAGATAACACTGTCACATTCACATCTAATGATTCTTTGACAGGAGATTCTACAGCTCCGGCACTTCTTACAAGTGCGGAAACTCACGCTTCGATTTTTAGCAAGGTTTCTACTATCTTCAAAAACGTTCGATGGTTGCTGTCTAAGATGGGAACGACGGATATTTCTTCGCTTGGAGATGGAACTGTGACAGGAGCGTTAAGTACCCTAAACTCGAATAAACAAGATTCCGATACCGCAATAACGACAAGTAATATAGGTTCGCAGACTGTGTATCAAGCAACACATATAGGTAATTGTGAAGTACAAAATGTAGCAAGTGGAAATAAAAATTATTATTTAGGTGCTGATGGTGGAACAAATCCTATACAATGGATTCCTAGAAATAGTATGGCTGTAGGATATGCTAATAATGCAGGTGCAGTAAATGGTTATGCAATTAATTATATTGAAGGAAAAGGTACTCTTGGATCATCTGCATATGTAGCTAAAGGAGACGCATATTATATAAGATTTGGTAATGTCGTTATTTTATATTGTTATGATTTAATAATAACTCCTGGAACTAATAATAATTCAGTAATAGTTAGTAACCTTCCAGCATCTGCAAAATATTTTGGAGTTCAAAGAACTAATTCAGGTAATCAAACACTTAGATTTGGTATGGACAGAGATGGAAAAGAACTAAAAGTATGGTGGGATTCCTTTTCTACTGTGGATGGTACTAATAGTAAACCTTGGTCTTTTGAAATTGTTTATCTTTGTAAATAAAAAATATTCAGAAGGTACGCTTGAGCAATATGCGCTTGCTATAGATATGCTTTTAGCTGATATAGGGAAGCGGCTGCCGGATATCAAGACAAATGACATCAGATATCACCTTGCGATGTATCAGACAACTAGGAATGTCGAAAAAGCAACAGTCGATAACCGCCGTAGAAATCTGTCTTCGTTCTTTTCGTGGCTTGCCAAGGAAGAAATCATAATTAAAAGTCCGATGATTCGCATTGCGAAGATAAAATCAGAAGTAGAAGTAAAACTTCCGTTCTCCGATGATGATATCGAGAAGATGCGGTGTGCAACGATGGTAACAAGGAACTCTAAGAGAGATCGGGCATTGATTGAATTTATGCTGACTACCGGATGCCGTGTGAGTGAGATTGTGAACCTTGATATTTCTCATGTGAATTTCTTACGCGAAGAAGCGATAGTAAAAGGCAAGGGGAATAAGGAACGTAAGGTTTATATATCTCGAACCGCGATGCATTATTTACAAGAGTATATATCCGATAGAGAGATCAATGCCGATTCTCCGCTCTTTGCAAATAAATTCGGGAAGCGTTGGAGTAAGCAGAGCATAGAAAAATTGATAAAATCTATTGCAAAGAAAGTCGAAGTCGATAACGCACATCCACACAGGTTTCGTAGGACATTTGCAACAAACGCGCTAAACAAAGGTATGCCGGTTCAATGCCTACAAAAGATTCTCGGACATCAGAGCTTAGATGTCACAATGCGGTATTGCACAGTTGACGATGATACGGCAAGAATTGAGCATAGAAGAGTAGCATAACGATATATCGCCTAATGGCTTTATATATTTTTTTAGACCTAATGAAACATGTATGTCTTGTTTTGATGTTTTTTAGGAGGTAAATAACCATGAACATTATTGAAACAAACTTAGAATTTGGAACATTATCAAAGAGATCAAGCACAAAGAGAATTATTCTTCACCATGCAGCAATGAATGGCTCTGTTGAAGCTGTTCACAACGTACACAAAGCTAAAGGATGGTCTGGAATCGGATATCACTTTTATGTTCGCAAGGATGGTAAAATTTATCGTGGGCGACCTGAATACGCAATCGGCGCACACGCTTCCGGTTCGAACTACAATTCAATCGGAATTTGCGCAGAAGGAAACTTCGAGAACGAAACAATGTCGGATGCACAGAAAAATGCAATTAAGGAGCTTATCGCTTACTTAAAAAGCAAATATAAAATCACAACAGTTGTTAGACACAGAGATGTCGGTTTGACAGCGTGTCCGGGAAAGAATTATCCGTTTTACTATATTACAAATGGTTCTGTTTCTGCTGACGTCAGCAAGCCGGAAAATAATCCAGTTCCAAATGTGCCGGGAAAAGATGCAATCGTGAGAAACGGACAGACACACGCAAATAATTTTGCTGGTGTCAAAATTTCTGTTGATGGAATCCGAGGAGCCAACACAATCAAAGCCGGAATTAAGGTTTTGCAGACAGCAATCAATCTTGATTACAAGAAAGGAATTGCTGTTGATGGAATCTGGGGTAATGGTTCTAAGACAGCTCTTGGAAGTCATTATGTCAAGCGTGGAGAGAAACAGTACATGGTAACTGCGGTTCAAATTCTGTTGATGCTTAAAGGATATGATTGCAAGCTTGAATGTCCTGGTGTTTTCGGAACAAATCTTGAAGCAGCCGTAAAACAGTATCAGAGAGACTATCAGCTTACGGTTGATGGAATTGTTGGATATAACACATTTATGTCTCTTATTCACTAAGTCAATAGATGTCGAACTTTGACGCACGATTTCGATAGAAATATCAAAGTTATAGTGCTATTATAAATATGTTCCCAATAGGAACACCAGAATCCCCCTCAATATTCTGGTCGGGGCGGTAGTTAAGTGCTATCGCCCTATATGTAAAAGCAAAGGCAGAGATAAAAACCTCTGCCTTATTTTTTATTTTATTACAATCTTATAAATTGACATTGACGGAATTGATATTGTAGCTCCAAGAGTGCTTTGATAACTAATTATTCCGCAAGATTCTCCGTAAAACTGTATTTTATCATCTTCAAGTAATCTTGAATCTAAAATTCTGTTATCGTAAATTCCATAAATTATGTCGTCATAATCTCCATCGACAGCAATTCTTAATTCTGTTGTTCCGTCGCCCTCGATAACCTGGGCTACTTCTCCACTAAATGTCAACAATTCCCCGTCATAGTCATTTGGATGTCTTGCAACTTCATCATAAGATACGTCCGACCTAAACATGCTGACATCTTCCATATTTGAATTTACAAACGTGTTCAGTTCGTCAGACAGTTCCCCGGCTTCTTCTGATTCTTCTAAATCTGTTTTTGGGTTTGTCAATTCTTCGATTTGAGCCTGCAATTCTTCGTTTTCTTCTTTTAATTTTTCATAATCGGTATCTAATTGAAGATTTTCGGAAAGCAAATTGTCATATTGTTTTTGAATGCTGTCACATGATGATTGTTTCTCGTCAATTTTGTCATTTAATTTTTGATTGCTAAGGAAAAGAATAGTTCCTAAAGCAATATTCCCGCAAGCCAAAACAATAATTAAAACTATTGCTATTGGATTCCTTTTCTTTTTGATTGGTTGTTGAAATTGTTGATAGTTCATGTTGTTATCCATAAAAATCCCTCCATGTATTTATTTCTTCACATTATAGCACTAATTTTACCGATTGTCGATAATGGACGATTATATTATAAGTTTGACGACAAAAACAGTCTGTTTTGTAAATAAGAGCGGTGGTATAATTGTCAAGAAAGGAGGCATTTCTATGGGGAGTAGCTACAAAGAAAAGGTTGTTGAAGAAATATCAAAATGTGAAAACGAAGTTTTCCTAAAATTTTTATATTCAATGATTCAATCGTTCAAAAAGAAATGGGGCATCTAGTGCCCCTCTTTCTCGTAAAGATAATCTATATTGTCATAAATCGTTTGCTTATGCTCTTTAGATAAAGTTATAAGTTTTTTTACGCTTTCCAACATATTCATATCAGAATAAATGTCGGCTATAATATCTGTATCTGCATTATTAAGATTATCTTCCCATCCCATGATGTAAGCAGGAGAAACATGAGTGATTTTTGCGATCTCCTCAATCTTATCGCTTGGGATATTCGTTACAATTCCATTTTCATATTTGAATAATGTCTGTTTGCTTACTCCGATCTTTATTGCGAGATCGGTTTGCGCTATTCCGTTTTTCTCCCTTGCCATTTTTATTCTTTCTCCTATTGTCATTTGTATATCCTCCTTCCTTTGTTTGTAATTCAATTATAACACAAAAAAGTTACAAGTCAAGAAAAAAATAACTTGACAAGTTACAAAAATGTTGTATAATGATAGTAACCTAAAAAGTTACCACGAAGGTTAGGAAGGAGACAATAAGACATGGTAAACGCAAAAAAACTTAGAGGAATCATAGCAGAAAACGGAAAGACGCAGGCAGATGTTGCGAATATGATTGGGATAACTCCAAAGACATTTTACAGCAGAATGCAGAAGGGCGTTTTTGGAAGCGACGAAATTCAGATTATGATAGACAGGCTGAACATTTCAAATCCGATGGATATTTTTTTTGCTAAAGAGTAACTTAAAAAGTTACAAGAAGGAGGCTATTTGGTGAGCAAGGTTAAAAATCGAGCAGTTGCATTTTTTAACAAGCATTTTGTGAAGTGGAAATTTCTTAACAGTATGTTTGCTGTTCCGTTTTGCAAGGATGGAAAGATGTATCTGCACATTTCACAAGTATGTGGAAATGGAACAAGAGTTGTAAAAAGAACGTTCCTCGTTGAGCATTTGGTTGATGATAACTTGGCGGTTACAGACCAAACGCTCGCAGAAGAAAAAAGAGTGTTCAAAAATCCTACATTACTTTAAGCCATGTAGTATATCCGCACTCTTTGCATTCTGGCAACATTTCGCCGCTATGCTTTATGGTGATAATTCCACTTTGGTTTTCTCCGCCACATTGCATACACACATACGTTCCTTTGCTGACAGTTTCGTATGTCGCAAATGTTTCAGAACAACTACTATCCATATTGCACCACCTTCCCTTGCTTGATAAGGGAATTATAACACAAGAAAGGAGAAACATGAACGAATTACAGATTTTTAATAATGAAGAATTTGGAGAAATCCGAACAGTATTAGCGAATAATGAACCTATGTTTTGCTTGCCTGATGTGTGCAAGGCATTAGAACTTTCAAACAGCCGTGTTGTCTCTGCGAGATTAGATGATGACGAACGGTGTAAGTTAGACTTACCCCGTCAAGGAGAAACATGGTTTATTACAGAAAGCGGTCTGTACGCAGTTATATTAAGAAGCGACAAACCAAACGCAAAGAAATTTCGCAAATGGGTAACGTCAGAGGTTCTTCCGTCAATCCGTAAGAATGGCGGATATATAGCCGGGCAAGAAACACTATCTGACGATGAATTGCTTTCAAAGGCTTTGCTTGTGGCACATAACAAGATTGCCGAAAGAGACAAGATTATCGAGCAAAAACAGGCAAGGATTGAACAGATGAAACCAAAGGCAATATTTGCGGATGCGGTAGCAACAAGTCGGACATCTATTCTGATCGGAGATTTGGCAAAACTGATTTGTCAGAATGGTTATCAGATTGGGCAGAAGCGGTTGTTTGAGTGGCTTCGGAACAATGGATATCTGTGTAAGAGCGGTTCGTCACGCAATATGCCGATGCAGAGATATGTCGAACAGGGATTGTTTGAAGTGAAAGAAAGCAACGTGCAGAACCCTGATGGAAGCGTAGGAATTACACGCACAACTAAGATTACTGGCAAAGGGCAGTTGTACTTTGTCAACAAATTTTTAGGGAAGGAGAATGTGTAGTGAAGCAACCCAAGAAACTTACAAGAACACAGAAAGAAATCGTCCATTCGCAAGGGTACAACGTAGATGAATGGATGGTGCGGAGAGAAACTTCTTTTCATTTATTCCTGGTTCACAAGCAAACAGGAAGAAGAGTGACAATTGATAATTATATTCGGAGGGCAAGAAGATGAGAAGATTCAACCCATACGTGGTTGCCGGAAGCATTATGGCACTCACAGGCGCATATTCTATTTCGGATGAGTTTCAGTTGGTTCCGAAGATTATCTTAATCATCGGCATGGTACTTACGGTCTACGGATATTGGAACTACGACAAAATCAGTAAGGCATTAAGAATTTATAGAAAAATGGAAGGGAGAAATAAAAGAAATGGGAGAAGTAAAGAATATGTTCGACTTGAACAATCTGCACTTGGAAGATGAAGTGAATGAGGAAGTTTACTTCGAGAAATGGTTTGCAGAATACGTTGAGAACACGAAGGACGCATCCGTTGATACATTGGCAGAGGAATTTAAGGTTTTCCCAATGTTCAAACTGTATGCCGGAGCGGTAAGAGGTGGAGCAGATGTCGGTACTACAACACGATTGATCGGGTCAATGATTCTTGGTCGGTCGATTACAGACGAAAAATTCAAAGATCGGTTTTACAAGGCTTCGAGCGATTTAACGTTTAGCAAAATCGACGAAATTATGAGAAAGGAGATTCAACATGAAGAAGATAAGAATTAAGCATATTTTCTTGCAGAATTTCGGTAAATTCTTCGGCGCAAATACTGTTGATGCTGATATTCCAAATAGAACAGAGATTTGCGGAGTGAATGAATCCGGCAAGACAACCATCAAGCGTGCAGTTCAGTATGTGCTTAATTGCCGGGATGATAACGGCAAGGAAATCACAGGAATCCGACCGCATGATGAATCCGGAAATGATTATTCAGGGACCGAGACAACGTGTGCAGTTATGTTCGATTTGGATGGTACAGAGAAAGAACTGAAAAAGGTTTTTCGTGAGAGTATCAACAAGAACGGAGACTTTATCGGGAACATTACAGATTCATATATCAATGATGTACCGAAGAAAGTCAAGGACTACGCAGAGTTCCTTGAAGATAGTTTTTTGGATGCTGACAAGCTACAGTATTGCTTGAATGCTCAATCGTTGTTGAAGAAGTCACCGGCAGACCAACGAACTGTGTTGGAAAAGACATTCGGAGATAAAACGACATTAGATATTGCACAGGAAGATGAACAGTTTGCACCTATTGTACCGATGCTTGCGGATGGAACAATTAAGGAACTGAAAGAGCGTTGCAATCGCACTCTGAATGGCTCACGTGGAAAATCATCGTCTAAAGGACTTAGACAGATTGCAGACGAATATGCACCACGTATCGACGAATTGATGAAGCAAAAGACGAATGTTGATGTGTCGCAGTTGCAGTCGATGAAGTCAGACATTGAATCCAAGATTGAAGATGTGAATGCCAAAATTAAGGATGCATCGGCGGAGCATGATGCTTTAGGGCAGGAGATTTTGAACCTTAAATTTGAATTATCCGGCTTGCAAAACAAGGCGAACGGGAACCTTGATGATACTAGAGCGGAGCTTACGCAGAAGTCGTTTGATGTCAACGAGAAATTGATTGCACTGAAGAATCTGCAAAACGATCGTTTGCGCATGAAAGAGAGCCTTGAAGCGGAATTTAAGCGACATGTTGCTTTTCGTGAGCAATATGCCGAAGAGTGGAAGCGAACCAACGCAGAAACAATCGGAGAAAATGACACGATCTGTCCTACTTGCCATAGAGAGTTGGAGAATGCCGACGAAATCCGGGAGAGGTACGAAGAGACAAAGAAACAGAGACTTGACAACATTGTTGCAAGTGGGAACTTCGAGAAGTCCAAAATCGACCGCTGCAAGGCAGAGATTGAACAGACAGAGAAGCAAATACAGGAACATGGAAAGAAAGTATCTGAATTACAGACAGAATATGATTCTCTGAACAACAGAATTGACGGTATGCCGGTTTGCGTTGATATCACGAACACTTCTGAATATAAGAAAGTAAAGACAGAACTGGACGAAAAAGAAGCTCTTTATAATAAGGATGCGATTGGCTCAAATTTGACCGATTCCTTAAAGGAAGAACTTAAAAAACTGCAACATGATCTGCTGGATGTAACGGAGAAAATCGGAAAGGCATCGGTCAATGATTATATTGACAAACAGATATCACAGCTTCGTGAACAGCAGAGAGACACACAGCAGAAGATCGCCGATCAGGAATCAATTCTTGATCTATTGAAGAAACTTGAAAGAAAGAAAAATGAGATTCTTTCGGAAAATGTAAATCAGTATTTGGAGTTCTGCAAAGTTCGGCTATTTAGGCCGCTTATCAACGGAGATACAGAAGAGTGTTGCGAGTTCATATATAAGGGAGAACCATATAACCGCAATATGAACCACGGATCGAAGTTGCTTACGGAGATTGATATTTGTCGTGCATTCCAGCGCAAGAATGACGTGGAAATGCCAATCATTATTGACGATACGGAATCCTTGGATGCATGGAGAATCCCGGAGATTGACACACAGTTGATTGTTATTCGTAGAACGGACGACAAGGTACTGATTATTAAGGATATGGAGGAATGAGAGTATGAGTAAATTTAAGGTTGGAGACAGAGTGAAGCTTTTGAATCCTATGGAGCTTGGACGGAATTTTTGTGGAAGAACAGGAACTATTGAGTACATCGAAAAGAGCAATCAGGACGACCTTGATTATGCGGTTGAGTTCGACGAAGAATCGCCTAAATTCCATGATTGCTTCGGTCATTGCGTGAAGAATCATGGATATTGGTGTAATGGCGAAATGATTGATCTTGTAGAACAGGAGCAGTATTACAACGGAAAGATTTTTATCGTTGATGGAGATTCTTGTACATTCAAAGTCGGTCATATTTACGAATTTGTAAATGGGCGTGTGAATATGGATGGAATTAAATACCCTATCTCATTTAAGCCATTAAAGGATTTTAATGATGTGAAAGATTATTTAAGCTATTTGGTAAATGGCAGGCATATGTGCGTAATGGAAGTAAAAGAAGATTAGGAGGGAAAGAATATGGCAGAGAATACACAGGTAGCAGAGAAGAAAGAATTTACCACTTCGTTAAGTGAGTGGAGCAATGCAATGACAGGATTGATTATCGAAGATTATAAGTCCTGTGGTATGAAGATGGATGATTACTCGAAAGAGTGCGCTATGGAAGCCATGACAAGCATTTTTAATCTTGTCAAGAGTGACCCTAAGATTGATATGAGAAACCTTGATACAAGCAATTTAAGAGGAATTGTGAAACGTTGTGCATCTCTTAAATTGAACGCAAGCGCATATCCGAGAGAGTGTTATTTTCAACTTCGTAGTGTAAAAGTCGGAATAGACCCACAGACAAATAAAGACGTATGGCAGAAACAGGTAGAAATGGGAATCGAGGGCAGCGGTTACGATTCATTGCTTGCTAATTATGGCAAGGATGTAAAACAGGTATATCCGTATTGGGTAATTAAGGAGGGAGATGTATATATCCCACCAAAACACAAAGGACTTACAGTTACAGAACCGGAATGGGAAGAAAAATTCTTGTCAGATAAGGCTGTCAGGGTTGTATATCCTGTGAAGTTGAATGATGGAAATATCACATATCTTTCGGCAGACCGCGACAGCGTAAAAATCAATCTTATGGCGCATGTTAAGCAAAACTTGATGAATGTTACTTTTGGAATTTGCGCTGATAGATACAAAGCAACCGAAAAGCAGAAAGCAGAAATCAAATCCAAAAAAAAAGAGATTCTTAATGCTCTTAGAGCGTGCAAAACGGTTGATGAAATGCTTAAATGCGAGATTGCAAGACCATATATCAGCGGTGCATGGCTTGATACGCCGGAAAGCATGATTGTCCGTAAGATGTGCAACAATGCGACGAAAAAATATCCAAAGAATTACGATCCTATGGCGCGACAGGCACAGATGGAAATGGATGAGGTATATCAGATTTCAAAAAACGAGATTGAAGAAAACGCTAATTCCGTTGACTTCGACGAGGATGTTGTAGATTCAGAAATCGTGAGCGAAGAATCGGCAGAACCGGAGTTTATGAAGGAGGGGTAAGGATGAGAGTAATTTCACAGGATGGAACAATGGATTTTCCGTACGATAACAGTTTGGTCTTTCTACATAAAAACAGTATAAAAGGGAATACTTGCGTAGAAATACAATTATATGGGGGCACGGAGATTGACGCTGCAGCTGAATATTCATCCAAAGAAAAGGCGATTAAAGCTATGGAAATGCTTAGAGAAGCATATAACAATAATGAGTTTTATCATTGTACATCCACTACAAATACATTTCAAGAAACTATTGGTCTTTTAAGCAACGAAAAAATCAAAGAGGTAACAAGCGAGTATTTTCGCTTTCCACAGGATGATGAAATCGAGGTGTGAGTATGAAACAAAATCCAATAATAATTGCGTGCGAATTGTGCGGAAAACCACAGCAAAAAGATGAATCACGTTCTAATGAAAATTGGAATGTTTATGACGCAAAAGCTGTTTGTGAGTGTGGTGGAAAATTCATAATAATGTTAAGAGAAGATGCGGAGAAATTAAGGAATGAAGCTTAAATGTATCGCAACAGGAAGTACAGGAAATTGCTATCTGCTGACTTCCAACAGTGGAGAAACACTTATCCTTGATTGCGGAATACCGATTAAGGAGATTAAGAAAGGCTTGAATTGGAATATAAGAAACGTGATTGGCTGCATAGTCAGTCACGTCCATTCCGATCATAGCAAGTCGGTTAAGGATTTTGAGAATATGGGAATACCTGTATTTGCACCATATATAAGCGAAAAACCTATGAAAAATGGTAATGGAGATTTTAGAGTACAGTCATTTGACCTAACAACATTAGATGGAAGATGGACACACACAAATGCAGATGGTAGCGAATGTCCTTGTTATGGATTTTTGATAACTCACCCGGAAATGGGAAGAATGATTTATGCGACCGACACAAATTTAATCAAGTGGAAGTTTAAAGGAATAAACCACATTCTCTTAGGTGTGAACTATGACAAGGATTTAATCGACAATGAAGATTCCGCAAAGGTAAATCACGTATACCGGGGTCATATGAGTATTGACACCGCTTGCGATTTTGTGAAAGCGAACAATTCAAAGGATTTGCAAAATATGATTATGTGCCATTTATCGAAGAATAATGCTGATAAGGATTTATTCATTGAGAAGATGAAAAAAAATGTTCCAAATGCAAATGTGGACGTTGCAGAGCCTAATAAAGAATGGGTTCTAAGGAAAGGAGATGAATGTCCGTTTTGAGAATAGAAAGGAAAAGATATGTCGTTATGAGGCGAGATCGTACTGAAATATGGTGCGGTTTATCAAGAGAATTTCATTTTGTAAAAGTTGATGAATTGAAAGATACGGCAATTAAAACGTACAGAACAGAAAAACAGGCTGAAAGCGGTTGTTCCTCTTGGGATAGAGATTTTGAAATTGTTGAATGCAAGGAAATTATTGAAATATATGACGGATACAGAGAATAAGAAGGAGTGACAGCATGAAAGATATTGAAGAGATTAAGAAAACGCTTTCTTTCGTGAAGAAAATCGACATCAACACGTACAGCGCAGAAATCGTGGTTGGGAAGTATAAGGGCAGCGTTGTTTTTTCAAACAACGAAAGAGGCTATGAACACGTAAGTTTCTGTCCGTACAACGGATGTTTGCCGGATTGGAATGCAATGTGCGAGTTGAAAGATGCGTTTTTTAACGATAAAGAGGAAGCATATCAGATCATGCCAAAGAAGAGTGAGTATGTAAACATGGTTGATAATTGCCTGCATCTGTGGCGACCACACAACGGATTGGAACTTGGACTTCTTACGTGCATTAAGCCTGGCAAGATTATTAAGGACAAGGCGGTGGGATGATGATAAGGAATTTCAACAGAGAAGTCGAGAGATACGAAGCGGCAATAAAAAATCTAACCGGCGAGGAAGAGGATATAAAAGCAATCAAGGAGTTGATTGATAAGTATTATAGCATGAATCGTCGAATGGTTGAAACGTCCATATATGATGTTTTCGAGTATGAAGATAGAGTTACATCTTCGGCGACAGATGCACTAAGGTATTTAACGATTGAAAATTCAAATCTCAAAGCAGAAATAAATAAGATAAGAGCAAAACTGAAACTTTCAAAGAAGTATAGAGAGGATGTTTCAAATGAGCCGATGGAAAGAAAATGATTGCGTTGGCTGTCCGCAAGGTTGCATTAACTGCGGTAGGCAGTATGACTATTACGTGTTTGAGTGTGACAGATGCGGTGAGACAACAACCGATGCAGAAAAGTTTATTCACGATGGCGATAACGATTATTGCCGGGATTGCTGGGAGGATGTGAAGTACGAAATGGGAATGAAGAGAGATGCTATGCTGTGTAAGGCTATTGATGATTCAACACATGATTGGGTTGAAGGAAGCCTTGTAATACAGGATTGGAACGACAACTTTGTGTTCATTATCGAGAAGTTTGAAGGAGCCTGTTTTATGCGATCTGCGAGAGAGCTTCTCATGGATATGGCACACATCATTGACAAGGACACGATTTGCCGATGTACCGGATGCAGAGACGCAGATGGAGAGCTTATCTATGAACACGATATTTGCGAGGACAAAAACGGAAAGCGATATGTGTGCCGGTGGATTGCAAGTGCAGCGTGTTTCGAGTTCAAGTGCAAAGAGACAGGCATATCGTATGAGATGTCTTATTCCGAAGATTTCATTGTCAAGGGCAATAAATATGATGATTTAACATATTAGAGATGTGGAGGTATTAAACATGAACAAAGTAATTTTGATGGGTCGATTGACCCGTGACCCGGAAATCAGATACACACAATCGGCGGAGCCTTTAGCAATCGCTAGATACAATCTTGCAGTTGATCGTAGATTTCAGAGAAGAGACAATTCTGGAAATGAGCAGACGGCAGACTTTATAAACTGTGTTGCATTTGGAAAGAACGGAGAATTTGCTGAAAAGTATTTGAAGCAGGGTACAAAGATTGCGATTACAGGTCGTATTCAGACAGGCAACTACACAAATAAAGATGGCAACAAGGTTTATACAACAGAGGTTGTTGTCGAGGAACACGAATTTTGCGAGAGTAGATCATCGCAAGGTGGAAACACACAGGATGAACCTGTTCCTATGCCTGGTAATGCAAGCGCAGGCGTATTTATGGATATCCCGACAGGGTTGACAGGTAATGACCTTCCATTTAAGTAGGAGTTGATAAGTGGTGGGCGGTAGGGATAAAGGAGAGTGAAAAATGATTTCAGATGGAATTATTGCAGGTGCAAAAGCCGTATATCCGTCAAGTTTTATATATCGAGGAATCTTTTCTTTTGAATCATTCAGAGAAATTAAAAAGTTTTGCGATGTAAAACCCATGAGAATGTATACGGATGGCACCTGTGACTACATTATTAGATATCGAGAAGAAAGCGAGATCGTGAATAATGACGAACAGAATCAGTACAATCAAGGCGTGGACGACGTTGTACAGGCGATTAAAGACCTTGTTAATGAGAACCCGACAGATTGTTTCGCACAGATTGTATCTGATTTAGATCAGATTGCAAGCGACTTAAAGGAGTGTGATGCATAAGTGGCTACAAATTACAGACAGGTGTTTGCAGTTGAGAAGAAGAACAAAGACAGGCTTCTCAAAGTAAATCCTAAGTTGAATGACAAGAGCGGTATATATTTCTTGCTTCGAGAGGATGAAAACGGATTTAAGTTTGCTTACATCGGACAGGCGGTACATGTAATCAGCAGATTGGCAAGCCATTTATCCGGCTATCAGCAACACATAGATTTAAGTATCAGATCGCACGGATTGTATGATGCAGAGAAGAACCCTTACGGATGGCGAGTTGAATTTATGAATCTTCCGGCTTCACAACTTGACGAAGCGGAAAAGAAGTATATCCGATTATACGCCGATAAAGGTTATCAGCTTAGGAACGTCAGTTTAGGCGGTCAAGGAGAAAATCGTGCAAACGGTTCAATAGGCGAGAGAAAGGCACCTAAAGGCTATATGCAGGGCATACAGCAAGGTAAAAAGGTCTTGGCTATGGAATTATCCAACATTGCAGAAAAGCACCTAAAAATCGAATTAAGAGAAGATAAGGTAAACAATAAAGTGTCGCAGAAACAGTATGAGAAGTTTATGGAGTTGATGCATAGTGGAACAGACGAATAAAGGGTATGATTGCCATTGTTGGAACGATTATCCGAACGAAAATCATAGATATTATGGATGTTCAGATGCACCGAAAAAGAGTGGCAAATGGAAATGTGTTGATTGCTACGAATATGTTGGCAAATCTAAGTTTGGAGCGACACATTGTAGGAAGAAAGTGGGTGATGCAAACATGAATAACAATAAAAATATAGTAATAGCGCAATCTTTAATGATGAGAATTAAAGATTATACAGAAAGAGCCTTGAATGAAAAAGATGTAACACTTGATGTGGCTATGGCTGAAATACGCCATACGGTTGACGCTTACGATGAATATTTTCAGACAGGCAGAAAACCTCAGTAACTAACTAAAAATCAAAGAAAGGAATAAGGTTGTCCGGACATAAAACCTAGGTTTCCTTTTGGTAGATTTTATGATTGCACATTGTTTATTTGAACAATCAGGGACTTTTAAAAATGAGTTTAAGAAACTTGGAATTGAATCTTATGATTACGACATTCAAAACGAATTTGGGGAAACTGATTATATTGTAGATTTGTTTGCAGAAATTAGGGGGGGGTACGAAGATAAACCCAGTATTTTTGACAAAATAAGCGAAGATGATTTGGTACTTGCGTTTTTCCCGTGCACATACTTTGAATGTCAAAGTCAATTATGGTTTTCTGGCAATAATTACTCGCAGAGGAATTGGAGCATTGAAAAGAAATGTGAAAATGCGATAGAACGTCATAATATGTTGAATGAGTTTTATGTATTGCTTAATAAGTTGATTGTAAATTGCATAAGACGGAAAATAAAATGTGTTATAGAAAATCCATATAATCAACCTCATTATCTTACGACTTATTGGTGTTTGAAGCCAGACTTAATAGATAAAGACAGGACAAAAGACGGAGATTATTATAAAAAGCCAACTCAGTATTGGTTTATAAATTTTAAACCAAAAGACAACCTGGTTTTTGAACCTATCGATTATGTAGAAACAAAAATAATATCAAAAAGTAGGGTAAGTGATGATGGGTTATAAGTAAAAACGCAACGATCAATGATACATCCTCAATACGCAAGCAGATTTATAAGGCAGTATTTAATAGATTGGAAGAGTGATTAAATGGTAAAACTACTATCACCGTGCATGGATCGTTATGATAGGTATATCGGTTGTCACGGTATATGCGACAGATATAAGGCATATACAGAAGAACATGAGAAGCTTAAAGAGAGTATTCGAAAGCAGAAATTTGTGCATAATTCTATAAAGGATATGCATAAGGAACAATATGAGCGGTACAAGAGAAATCGTCACAAAAATAGTTAGGAGTGATTGAAAATGAGCAAAAGTAAAGAAGAACAAGCGAGACGTGAGGGAATGTCTTATGCGCTTAGATACGCAAGAGAGCATGGCTTAGATGCCTTAGAAGCCGATTTAAAGAAGCGTGGAGCATATAACATACCTGTACGGATTGATGATAAGGCATTGCAGGAGTTTACAGACAACGCCAAGAACATGATGCTTGACACTATTTTGATTCTTGCATCTGTAACACTGCATGATGAATTTGGATTCGGTAGAGAACGTTTAAATAGGTTTAAGAAGCGGTTTAATTTCAAGGCAGAGTGTATCGGTGAAAACTATACCGATTGGAACGATCAGATATCAATATTAAAAGAAGAGTGCGGATTGGAGTATTCAATCCGCATGAATGAAAAGGATGTGAAATTAAAGTGATTATTATTGATTCAAACGTAGTTACAAAGAGCGTTGAAAATTATGGTGCTGATTTACAGACGACAGTATGCATGGAGGAATGTTCGGAGCTTATACAGGCAATTAGCAAGAAGAAGCGTGGCAAGGGCAGCAGAGACAACCTCATTGAAGAAATGGCGGATGTTATGATCTGCATGGAAATTCTGAAACAGGTGTATGGAATATCTGATAATGAAATTCAGAATTATGTGTGTCAGAAACAGAATAGATGTATTGAAAGGATGAAGAGTGATGAATCATAGGAGGTGGAAAAAGTCATATAAGAAGCGGTACGGAATACGACCGATAATCTTTCTTGACAAGAAGCGCAAGGATAAGGCTATGGCTATGATACGTGATTATATGTCACAGGTTACGATTTACACGCTGGAGAATCAGTATTATTGGGAACTTGGATGCTATTACAACGAGACTTCAATAGATAGCAAGAAATCAATGCTTAAAGCGTGGGAAGGAGGTGTGGTAGATAATGACGATTGATGAATCAATAGAAAGATTTAAAGCCTTGGCAGAAAAGGGGCATATTATATTTTCAAAAGACCCTGATATTGCTGAAAAATTAAACAAAGAATATAGGCAAGTTGCAGAATGTCTGGAAGAACTGAAAGCATACAGAGAACAGCATCAGGCATTGTGTGATGCATACGATGTAAATACAGTTGAAGATATTTACGACAAGGCGATTGACGATTTTATCAAATCGGTAGATAAACATTGTGGATATTACGCCGGAGAATGCAAGAATCTTACGCGTGATGATCTTCTTAAAATTGCAGAAGATTTGAAAAATACATAGAAATCTTTGAGGAGTGATGATTTTATGAGTGGATGGATAAAACTTCACAGGCAGATACAGGAATGTTTTTTATGGAGAATTAAAGAACCATTCGATAAAAGAAGCGCATGGATTGATTTGTTGCTTCTTATGGAACACCAAAACAAAAATCTTATGATTGATGGAAAGATTGAGACTATTAAGCGTGGTTCCTATATGCTTAGTATAGAGAAATTGTGTGATCGTTGGATGTGGTCTCGGAACAAGGTTAAGCGTTACTTGGATGTGCTTGAACGCGAACGTATGATAGTCACTAGACGAACCAACAAGGGAACCCTTGTAAACGTAGTAAATTACTGCATTTTTCAAAGTCAAGAAAAGCAAGGCGAACCACCAAACGAACCAACGGTCGAACTAGTAGACGAACTAGCACTCGAACCACCAGACGGACTACCAGACGAACCAGCAGACGAACCACAAATAAAGAATATAAGAAATAAAGAAGATAAGAATATATATATAGTATCTAACGATACTATATGTCAGACACAAGATGTCAGACGTGTTGTGGATAAGTGGAACGAACTTGAAAAATACGGAATTGCGTCAATCAAGAAATTGACAAGCGGTTCTAACAGGTGTCGGATGCTGAATGCGAGAATTAAACAGTTTTCACTTGATGACGTTTTAACTGCAATCGAGAACATTAAGGATAGCAGTTTCTTGCAAGGAAAGAGTGATAGCCGGCGTCCTTGGGTAATTACATTTGATTGGTTTGTAAAACCGAATAACTTCCCAAAGGTTTTAGAGGGGCAGTATTCGGACAAGAAAGACGGTCAAAACAGATCAGGTCAAAAATCCGTAACCGACACGCAGTTGGAATCGCTTGCAGAACGTCAAAAACAGAGCGTGCCGATTATGAGCGACGAAGAAATAAATAAAATGTTTGGAGAGTGATGATATGGAGAGATTAACAAAGAAAAATGACAGTGGAAGTCACTACTATCCGAAATGCTTTGAAAAGTGTAACGGATTGGGGGCGAGTGGCGAATGCGATAACTGTGAGATTATGACAAGTGTTTGTGAGAAGTTAGGAGAGTATGAGGACCTGGAGGAACAGGGCAGACTTATCAAGCTGCCTTGCAGGATTGGAGATACGGTATATGTCAAAATGGCACCATACTGTAAAACGAATTATGCAGAAGCGGAAGTTAAAGATTTTGTACATTTTATTTCTTGTGGCTTTTGCATAGTTGTCACTTCAAAATATTTTGACAAACAAAATATACCATTTTCAGAATTTGATAAAACCGTATTTCTCAAAAAGCCCGAAGCCGAAGCAAAACTGAAAGAATTGAGAGGTGGAGAAAATGAGTGATATTGGAAAAGCAAAGTCACAGACCAATGCCGACAGAATAAGGAATATGTCAGATGAAGAGCTGGCAAAAAATTTATGTTTACTGCTGGATTGCAGAAAGTGTCCAACATTCAAATCTTGTAATGCTGGAAGTATGTGCTATGCAAACTTACTTGAATGGCTTCAATCAGAAGCGGAATAGTTTTGAGCAATTAAGTGGTTGTGAAGTAGAAGTTATCGGCAACATATTTGACGATAAGGAGTTGGAGAAAGGGGAATGAGTATGAAACCAATATTGTTTAAAACAGAGATGGTTCGGGCGATTCTGGACGGGAGAAAGAGTTGCACGAGGCGAATTTGCAAAGATGCCAATGAGTGTACTGTGCCGGATATGGATTTTTACAATGCCGACAAGAGAACTTATGCGGTACATAACTTTTCAGATAAGAAACATACGGAGCAGTTAAGCATAGCGGAAAGAACTTGTTATCTGCCAGAGAGATATCCTGTATGTTAGAGAAACATGGTTTAAGGGATTAAAGCGATATATGTATCGTGCAGATTATACAGATGCGGAGAAATACTATAAGAACGGAAAAGAAGTCGCTATAAGGTGGCATCCATCCATTCACATGCCGAAGGAAGCTGCAAGAATTTTCTTGCGTGTAACCAACGTGAGAGTGGAGCGGTTGCAGGATATGACAGACGATGATGCAGAAGCAGAGGGATGTTTCGATTATACATCAACAGCACTTGGTTTCCCAGATGTATGGGATTCCACCATCAAGAAATCCAATCTTGATTTCTACGGATGGGATGCAAACCCTTTGGTCTGGGTTATTGAGTTTGAGCGATGCGAAAAGCCAGAAAGTGAGGGAAATTAAATGAATATAGGAGTTGCTTGTGCAATAGTTCATAACATAAATTCTGAAAAATATTCAGAAGATGAAAAAATTGAAGCATTAAAAATGTTCTTAGAAATGCCAACACACAATGGAACGACTAAAGAACAAATTCTTAAAGCATTTCGGTGGTTTTGGAATTTTTGTATTGAAGAAAGCGAGGAATAATATGACAGAGAGTGAAGCGATAGAAGCAATACAGTTTGATTTAAAAATAGGCGGTGAAATACATTCTAAGGTATTGCGCGATGCTGTTGATGTTGCTATACAGGCACTTGAAAAGCAGATTCCTAAGAAACCGCTATATATTGCAAATTTAGGTTGTACAGCATTATGGTTATGCCCAGTATGCGAAAGAAGAATAGTTAGAAGCGATTTAAAGTACTGCCACCAGTGCGGACAGAAGTTAGATTGGAGTGATGAAGAATGAGATTGATTGATGTAGCAGACCTTGAAAAATTCATACGCGAGAATGTATGTGTCATAGGAGATGACCATTTATTGTTAGTCGCAGGGAATGACGGTAGGTGGCACGAAGCATTACCGCTCGTAAAGACCTCCTATGACGTAGATAAGGTTGTAGAGCGTTTAAAGAAAGTATCATACGAACGATTCGGGAATACCGGCATGGGCGGAGAGATTGTAGTTAATTTGGATGATGCAATCGAAATTGTAAAGGCAGGTGGTAAAGATGAATGATTTAATTACTCGAAAATCTATAATGAGACTTTTGCGCGACTTACGTATTGATAATATGCAAGTCAATGGCAAAAGCATTTTGACGCATATAAGAGAAATGCCAACAGCAATCAACGTAAATCGAGTAATCGGAAATTTGAACGCAGAAGCAGATATATCCTGTGAAAACTTTGATAAATACGCAAGAGAAGTTGCTATTTCCGAAAATGAAAATACGTTTTCAGCAGGACTCATCAGGGCGGTAGAAATTATAAGGGAGTGTGAATCAGATGGGAATGGTTGATGAACTACGAAGGATGCGAGTAGAAAGCGCAAACAGGAATTTCAAGCCGGATTATAAATGCCCCATCTGCAAAGACACACACATTGTAATTGTCAAGGATGCAGATGGTAGGACGGTAGCAAGAGATTGTGATTGCATGGCAAAAACCGTATATCGTAGATTGATGCGTGCAAGCGGAATTGATGCGGAAGATGTGAATGTCAGATTTAATGATTTTCAGACATTTAACGAACAGGAATTACAGATTGCGAAAGCAACCGCTGCTAAGTATTGCAAGGATTTGCCGATGCAACGATATCAGAAAAATAACAGTTTATTACTTACCGGACTTCCGGGAAGAGGAAAGACAATGTTAGGCTTTTGCGTTGCTAACCAGCTTATCAAGAATGGTACACCTGTTCAGTATGTGAGCTACCGGGATGCAATTACACGTTTGAAACAGAATATTACAGATAACGTGGAATATTCAGAAGAGATAAACCGCATGAAGAATGTGAGTGTTCTGTTCATTGACGATTTATTCAAGGGTAGAAGCACAGACAGCGATAAAAATATCATGTACGAGCTTATCAATCACAGATACTTGAAGCGGTTACCTATGATCGTTTCGACAGAGAAATATCCGAAGGATTTACTTGCTGTGGATGAAGCAATCGGTAGCAGAATCATTGAGATGTCTAAGGGGTATGTGGTTGAGTTCAAAGAAAGTGGCAATTACAGATTGAGGTAGTATTTATGGATGATGATTAAGAAAGGAGTTTTGAAGATGGCGAGAAAAAAAGGATTTGGAGTAAGCCCAATCACAAACAAAATTTTTTATGGAACGCAAGACACAGAAAAACAGATGTGGGTTGGCGATAAAACAGATGTTACAGATGATGTTATAGCTGCTGTATATGAATGGTTTATTGGTAACATGGAAAATGAACACGGAAAGCGCACAGAGTATTCAATCACATACCCGGATTCCGATTATGAATTGGTTATGCGGAAGAAAGAGTAAAAATTCAGAGAAAGGAGGCAGATAGATTTGTCCGGACATAAATCGCGATTTGCTATCCTTTACGATTATGAGTAGTACATATCACAAAAATATTGCAGAGGGAAGATGCGGTCAATGTGGGAAAATCAATGATCGCCCTAATAGAGCCGTGTGTTCTGAATGTGCTAAAAAAGACGTTATAAATCAAACGGAGACGCGGAATTGGTATAGGGATCACGGATATTGCCCTCGTTGTAAAAGGAATAAGCTCATGGGGCAAGAAAAAACATGCGTTGAATGCAGAGCGAAGGATGCCGAGAGGTCAGAGCTAAAAAGAGAATCAGACAGAAAGGTATACAATGATTCTATGTCTTTCTACCACAAATCTCTTTATAACAAAAGAAAAGAACAGGGGTTATGCCCGGTTTGTGGGAAAGTAAATAAAGACAAGCGGTATATTGCGTGTAATAGATGTAGAAACAAGAAAAATAGCAGAACAATTCATAAAACATTGAGAGACGAAAGAGAGAAAAACGGATTGTGTATTTGGTGCGATCAACCCGTTAAAAATGGATACAAGATTTGCGAAACACACTACCAGATGAATTGCGAAAAAGCAAAGAAAGCAAACAGAGACTATCTAAGAAAGAGTAACAAGGCATTATTTATTAAATATTAAAGGAGAAATGGCTTATGAAGTTTAGTAGACTTACTAAGCCGGAAATTGAGGGGATTCTTACTAAAGCAAACTTTACGGACGAAGAAGAACAGATTTTTAGAATGTTGTGTCGGGGAAGCACAATATCGGAAATAGCATATAGGATGTCTATATGCGACAGGACAGTAAACAGGAAAATTAGTTGCATACGAGACAAGATATCTCGTGTTGAAGGAGATGGTGATAAATGGTTATAGTAACCATCGAGGGTAAGGAGATTGATGTTGAAAATATTGAATTGCCAGATGAAGTGTTAAGGATGATTGCAGAAGCGATTGACAGTAAATAAAGAATGAACTAAAATGTGTCGCAAGTGTAGTAATGCGGCACATTTTTGATAGGAGGTATAAAAAATGGAATGTGTTGCATACATGCGTGTCTCGACAGAAAAACAGGCAGAAGAAGGAAACGGACTTGAAAGCCAAAAGCGAGACATAGAATTGTATTGTAGAAAAAACGAATTGATTATTTCTGATTGGTACATTGATGACGGATATACCGGTGCTAATATGAATAGGCCGGAGTTGCAAAGGCTAATAAACGATTGCGGCAGAAAACGTGTGAAATGTGTTGTCGCATTCAAACTTGATAGATTGTCAAGAAGTATGGTTGACGGAATATACATGATTGAAAGAGTTTTTCAACCCAACAACGTGCAATTTAAGTGCGTTCACGATTCAATATCTTATGACAGTCCGATGGAGCAGGCATATACTCAAATGATGGCTGTATTTGCACAGCTTGATAAGAATACTATGATGCTTCGTATGCGTGGAGGAATGCTGGAACGTGTCAAACAAGGGTATTGGATGGGTGGAGGGAATACGCCTTATTGTTATACATACAGCAAAGAAAAAGGCATATTGATACCAATTCCGGAACGAGCAGAACAAGCGAACAAGGCTATTGATTTGTTTATCGCCGGAAATTCCGATGTAGCGATTCAAAGAATTTTAGGATATACAAGCGAATTGGTTGTAAGAAGCATATTGACAGGTGTTGTAAACATAGGGATGATTCCGTATAAAGGGAACATATACCAAGGACTTCACGAACCTATTTTTGATAAAGATAAGTTTGAGATGGCACAGCAAATAAGAAAATCAAGAAGAAGCAAAAAATCTTATTGCCAAAACCTTACTCCCAATATGCTTACAGGTCTGTGCTATTGTGGAGTTTGCGGTTGCAAGATGCGTTATCAAAAATGGACGAATGGAGTTAGAAAGATTTATTGCTGCTCACGGAATAAGGATTTGTACTATCTTCCGAACTTTAACAACGATTGCGATAACTCTATAGAATGGGCGGATAATATCGAGAATATTGTTGAATCGGAAATGCTGAAAATATCTGTAAATCTGTCAAAATATAAGCCAAAAGAAAAAGAAAACAAGATAGACATAATGCAGTCGCAGTTAGATAAGGAAAAATCAAAATTGAAACGGCTGTATGAATTATACGCCGACGGAAACGATACAGTCTTAGATATGATAAAAGATCAGGAATCAAAAGTAAAAAACCTCGACGATTCAATAAAGGAAGAACAAAAGTCCGGAGACAACAATCCGAAAAAGCAATTTGTTTACGAGAATATTAAAAAACTTGCCGATGTTTGGGACGACATCGACAAGCCAGCTAAAAACAAGATATTAAAGACTATAATAGACAAGATAATTATAGTCAACGGAAATGTGGAAATTCAATTAAAGAATTTTTAGCACCTACTATACGCCGTGGGTATGGCATATAGTACGTTCTGATACGCCGTATTTACTACACTTTTTAATATAA